TCATATTTTTGGTTTAGTTGCGGAACATTTAAAAGCATTAAAAATTAAACATTATGTTTTTAAATATAAAAATTTGCCCCGTCCGTTTATATTTTATTGTTTTTTAACAAATACCGATGAAATTTTATTGAGTTTAATGAAATGAATAATTTAGAAAAATTTTTTAATAGTGATAATAAGTTTAAAAAACATTTATCAAATCCTGATTTAGTTATTATTGATTTGATTGATCAATTAGAAGATACATTTACCAATGAACCATTAACATTTTATCGTTATCATGAACTAGTTGATACTTTTGATGAAAATAAATTTTATAATTTTGGCAAACCTTGTTCAAAATTTGATATATTTGACAGTATTAGTAATAGTAAAACTATACAACAATTTTTAAAAATGCATAATAAAAAAATTTATTATAAAACATTTAGAAAAGAAATTGATAAATGTTATCCTAAAGTTTTTTATACATTTTTAACTGATACTGAATTAGCCATTTGGGATTTGATGAAATAATGAATAATTTACTTGAGTTGTACAAAAAGAATTTTGATTTTAAAATGTTAATTGATAACTCTTACATTTATTACAGAAAGAATAAAAAATGAAAGTTTATTATGCAGATGGTAGTTGTTTAAACAATCCTGGCGTTGGCGCATGGGGTTTTACTGATTTAACCAATTCAACAGTTGGTAATGAAATTTATACAACAAATGGACGTATGGAATTAATGGCTGTAGTTGAATGTATAAATCAAATTACTGAAAACAGTACGATTTATTCTGATAGCAGTTATGTTGTAAAAGGTTTTAATGAATACATACATAAGTGGAAAAATAATACTTGGAAGAAAAAAGGTGGACCAATTAAGCATTTAGATTTATGGATGATCGCTGACCGTAAATTAACGGAATTAAAAATTAAAAATATTTCTGTTGACGTTTGTTGGGTTAAAGGTCATGCTGATAATTATGGTAATAATTTTATTGATCGTTTAGTTCAAGAAGAAAGTTTAAAAGTGAAAAATGGAAAATCGTTTTATATTAGAAAATAATTTACAAAAATATCTAAAAAATGAAAATTATTATTTTTTATATATTGTTAAAGGTAAAGGTGTTCTTTCTAATAATGAAGAATATTTATCTGATATATTAAAATATTCTTATGATAATGTTTATTTTAATTGTGCTTGGTCTTTAATAGAAGACGAATTTAAAAATATATTGGATAAATATTTTCCAATGTTTGATATAAATAAAATTCAAAAAATTTCTTTAATTAAAGAATATTATTTTATACCATTTATTGAATTAACTAATACCGATTATTGCATTTATAAATTACAAAATTAGGAGAAAACAATGATTATTGAACAAATTAAAAATCAAGCTTTAGTTTTACGCAAAGAAAAAAATCGTTTAGGCGCAACATTAATGACTTTACTAAATGACATTAATATGATTGGAAAAAACGCAATTCCACCAAGAGAAAGCACTGATGAAGAAGCAGTTCGCGTAATTCGCAAAGCCATCCAAATTCAAGAAGAAAATTTAAAATTAGTTTCCGTTGATAAGAAAGCATCAATTGAAGAAGAAATTTCATTATTTCAAACATTTTTACCAAAACAATTAACTGTTGAACAATTACGTGAAATTATTGTTAATTTTATTGAAAAAGAAAATTTAGAAAAATCACCTAAATCAATTGGGGTTATTATGAAAATGTTGAATAAAGATTATCTTGGTAGTTTTGAACCTAAAACGGCAAATGAAATTATTAAGTCATTATAATGTATGTTTATTATATTGATGGGAAGAAATTTATAACTGAATATAATAGTGTAATTCCTTGGTTAGAAATTTATTCACCTGATGAAAATACACCTGCTTATGAAGATTTAGAATATGGGTATAAGTGTTGGTATCAAAACGGTAAAAGACATCGATTGACTGGACCCGCAAGAATGTGGTCGGCTGGAAAAAAAGAATTTTGGTTAAATGATAAACATTATGAAAAGGTTCATAATTGGTTGAAAGATCACCCAAATCCCGATCTTTATTTTGATGCAATTGGTTTAAATGAAACTGAAAGAGTTTTGTGGTTTTTGCAAAATTAATACTTGACAGAAATCAAAAAAATTTCTATATTAGATTTATCAAGACGAGAAAGTCTCAATTGAACAAAGGAGAAAAAATTATGAGCACGCAAAATAATGATTTTATTGATGGCGCAGTGGCTTGTAAAAGCGTAATTGTCGATCTTATTTGGAAACAAATGGAAACAAATGGAAACCGATGATAATCCCAATTTGCTACGTTTAGTTCGTTTAGTTGAAAATTTTAACGTTAATGAATTGCATAATGAAATATCATCATTCTAATAAATAAAAGGGGGAGAATTAATTCTCCCCTTTTTCTATCCAATTACAAATCCATATCCTTCATTTTGATCAACAATAGCATGTAATTGCGCTTCTAAACGCTCTTGTGCGGCAAATCCTTCACTTTTTAAACTATCACCATTTAATGTTATTCCGCCTTGTGGACCAGCTAAAGATTGAAATTTACTTCTAGCTTCCCCAATTATAACTTTTAATGTAGCAACCGCATAATCTCTCAACCAAGAACGAGCATAAACATCTTGAAATAAAATTTCATCTGGTTTTTGACCAAATGCCCATATTAAAATATTTTCATTTGCTAAAAATTTTCTGTCTAAACTCAATATATGAGTATTATGGTCCCAGCGATAAACAACTTCTTTCCCAAATAATCTACCAACTAATTCTTGATACTGCATTGCATAATCATAAGTTGCCAATGTACCAGTTCCGCCAGTTCCCATTGCGCCAGGATTGCTTGTCATATAAATGTTATTGGTCCAAGCTAAACTAAATGGATCAGTTGCACTTGCACCACCTGCACTACCAGCACCACGACGATAAACTTGACGAATTAATTGGATAGAATTATCCAATTGATAATCATATTGTTCTCGTTGTATTTCTAAATTAATATAAACATCTTGCATTGAATTATTACTTCTTTGACGATATTTGTCAATTGTTACAACCGTTGCTAATTCTAAATGTTCAGGATCAGCTTCTAAATCAATCATACCCAAACCCAACATAAGTTGAATTTCTTTTTTAAAGTTATTTCTATTTGGTTGCATTATTATCACCTATAAATTGACGTTCAAAAACTCTTTTACCACAATATTTTTGGCAAATTTTGCTAATTGAAAATTGTTCTTGAATTTTTTTAAAAACATTTCCATTTACAATTTGTTCAATAGAATTATTTTCTACATTTAATTCTTGTAATTCTTCATTGGAAAAAGAAAATCTTTTGTCTAAACTTAATCCCATCCAACAACAAGGAAAAATTCTATTCCAACTGTCAAGATATAATTCTTGTTTTTCTAAACTTTGGCAACTAAATTCTCGTTCTTTAAAATTATTTGGTAATTCAATTGTTGGTAATTCTAAATAGCCAATTGTATTTTTTTCATTATCAAAAATAGGAAATTTATCTTCTGAAAATCTATGAGTATTTTTAACAACGAATTTTTTAAATCCTAAGTCAATGGATAAATTTCTTGCTGATTCAATTTGATGTTGATTATGTTTAAAAACAATAAACGCCCATCTTGCTTCGCAATTGTTTTTTATAACAGTTTTTGCGTTTTCTATTACTTTATCAAAGTCGCAATTTCTTCTGTAAATTGGCAAGGTATCTTTTAATCCATCAATTCCAAAAATAACAGCGCCACGATTTCCAATTGATTGTGCCAAATCTTCCCACCAATTTTCATTTCTAATCGACCCATTGGTATGAATACCAATCCAACAATTGGGAAATAATTCTCTTGTTATTTTTATTTGTTCAATTAAATGAGGGTTAGCAATTGGATCGCCATAATTACCACAAAAAGTAATTGTTTCTAACTGCATTTGACTAATAGTTTTTTTAAAAATATCAAATGATAAATTACTTGGAATTAATTTATCATTTATTGGTCCGCCATTTTGATTTCTTCCACATTGAACACAACTAGCATTGCAAAAACTACTTGTTTCAACATGAAGTGATTTAATATTATTCCACATGTTATTATTTAAATGTCTTGACAAATTATAAAAAATTTTCTATATTAAGCTTGTTATATAAGGAGATTTAATATGTCTAAGAAAAATAAGAAAGAAGTATTGTTGCCATTAACAACGCAACAAGAAATTCTTTTAGATAATCTACAAAATTCTAAATATCTTCGTTTGGATACACAAGAAGATATTGAAAATTTTTATGTATTAGTTAGTCATAAGTTAGCTTATACTGATTATACAGAATCAAAAGTTTTTCCTGATAAAGTTTGTCGTATTTCTGCGGTAGTAGCAAAATCAGTTTATGCTCCTAAATCTGTACCAGAAATAAAGCCTTTTAGGTATCCAGTTGGGACAAAAGTTAAAACTAAACGTCATCGACATGGATATGAAGAAATTTATGGAGTAATTTGTTATTTTGATAATTCAGGTTATGGTATCAGAGACAAAGATAATAATATCTATGAATGTAAACATAAAGATTTAATTATTCTTGAATAATTACATTAATGTTAGAAAGAATTTTACAATGAAACATGCAATGACATTGCAAGAAGCACAAAATATTTGTTTCAAGAATGGATATTATGGTTCGTATTATGGTTCTGGTTATACGTTTCGTAATGCAATTGAAAATTATTGCAAACAAAAATTATTGCGCGATAGTAATAATGAATTAGAAAAAGCTATTTTTCGTATTAAACAAGAGATTAGTAATCCAAAGAGTAAATTCGGTAAAAAATAAAAAACTATTTAGGTAAACGGTTGACATAAAGACAAATTTTAAGTAAGATGATAATATGAATAAATTTATACAAAAAATAAAATCATTTTTTATTAAACAAAAAAGATATATTTATTACGTAGATGGTGAAAAATTTACAACTAATAAAATCACTACAATTCCTTGGTTTAAACATTCTTCACCTAATGAAAACACGCCTGCTTTTGAGGATTTAAAAACTGGTCATAAACATTGGTGTTTAGAAGGACATATTCTTCATCGCTTAACAGGCCCTGTTTCCATTTTATCAGATGGAACTAAAACATTTTATGTAAATGGTAAAACATATGACAATGTTCAAGATTGGTTAAAAGATCATCCAAATCCAGATTTATACTTCGATGCAATTGGGATGAATGAAACCGATAGAGTTTTATGGTTTTTACAGAAATAAAAAAATGAAATATATTTATTATATTGATGGTGAAAAGTTTCTAACTGATATTAGAAAACTAATCCCTTGGGATGTTATTTCATCACCAAATGAAAATACGCCCGCTTATGAAGATATTAATACTGGAAGTAAGGCTTGGTGTGAAAAAGGACAAATTTTACATCGATTAACTGGACCTGCTAGAATTATGGTTGATGGAACTTGTCAATTTTATTTAAATGGAAAATATTATGAAAATATACATGATTGGTTGAAAGATCATCCAAATCAAGATAATACCTTTCAAGTTGAAATGTTATTAAAATATTCTTAATAAATACAATATGTTTTACGAAGTAATTTTTCATCCAACTCAAATTGAACTAAAATCAATTTCTCCAACTGATTTTTATTTTTATCCTTATGCATTATTCAATATAACGCATCAAAAACATTTAATAAATCAATATAGAAAAATCGATTATGATTTAAGTTTTCTTAATCAATCAATTTCTTTATGGTTTTCTAAAAAAGGCAATTCAGTAATTTATTGGTTAAATCCAACTGATGAAGTTTTATGGAAATTAAAAAATTGATTTTAACATAACTTTTAGTTATTATTAAGAAAAATTGAAGGTAACAAATCAAATGAAATTATTTATAGGATTACTTATAATATTAATGAGCGTAATTATCAGTGGAGTTGCAGCTTATTTTAGTGTTTATGGATTAATGGCTTTATTTGCCGCTGCTGCAATTCCAGTAGCAATCATGGGTGTTGTATTAGAAGCAGGTAAATTATTAATGGCTGCGGTTTTACATGCCAATTGGAAAAACCCTAAATTCAAATGGCCGTTGAAAAGTTTTATTGGTTTATGTATTGGATTATTGATGATTATCAATGCTTTAGGTGTTTATGGTTATTTGTCAAGAGGGCATTTAGAGCAAGAAGCACCAAAAGCTGGTATTGAATTACAAATTTCACAATTAGAAACACAAAAAAATAATATAGTAGAAGACAATAAAAGATTAAATGATAAAATTGCTTTACTTGATAAATCAATTGAAACTTTTTTGAAAAATGATAAAGCAACTCAAGGTGAAGCGGCAAGAACAAAACAAAAAATCGAACGTGAACAATTAGAAAAATCAATTCAAGCGAATAATGAAAAAATTAATAAAATAAATGATGAAATTTTACCATTTAAACAAAAAAATGCTGATGTTGAGGCTAAATTAGGACCAGTAAAATATGTTTCTAAATTATTTGGTGTTGAACCTGAATATGCAGTTATAATAATAATTGTATTATTAATTGTTGCTTTTGATCCATTTGCAATAGCAATGGTGATAGCAGGCAGTATTAAATTAGAAGAATATTTTGAAGATAAAAAGAAAAAAGTTTCAAAACAAGAAATTAATCAATTTGAACAAACAATCGACAGTTTAAAATTATCATTAGAAGATAAAAATAATGAAATTAAAACATTAACTGATAATTTAAATGAAATAAAAGAAGAAAAAATAAAATATTCTGATTTATTAAATCATCGTTCAATTGAAATTAGTGAATTGCAAGATAAAATAAAAGAATATGATAAAAATGTCGATGTTTTTTCTCAAGAATTTAATGATAAAGAAAGTTTAAATGAAAAAATAGAAAATTATTCTAATGAAATCAATACATTAAAAAATAATATTAACGATTTAGATAAAATTATTTTAGATAAAGATGAACAGATAGAAAAATTAGAAGATCAAGTTAATAGAATGAATTCAGTAACATTATTGCAAGAATTGCAATCAATGGATGCGTCATTAAGAAAGGAACAAATCATTCAGATATTAGAAAATAATCCAACTGTTGTAGAAGAAATAGTTAACATTGCCAAAGAAATACAATTAACTCCCGGTGGTGATAGAATTAGTAAAGGAAAAATTTAATGTCAACAATTCAATGTTTTTTATGTGGTAAAATACAAAATGATAATAAAGAAATATTTGTTTGTAACGAATCATCTGAAAGTCCAGTATATATATGCGAAACATGTGTAACAACGGCCAATCAAGCAATTCAAGCATCAAAAGAAACCAAACACGAAAATAAGCAAGAAATTAGTGAACAAACCGATGAAATCGATGAATTAGAAGAAGATGATTTTCCTTATCCAAATGAAATTAAAGAATTTTTAGATGAATATGTTTGTGGACAAGAAGAAGCTAAAAAAACCTTATCAGTTGCTTTATTCAATCATCACAATAGAATTCGATCTTTAATGATGGGCCAAGAAACAGAAATTGAGAAATCAAATGTATTATTATTAGGCCCAAGTGGTTCAGGAAAAACTTATTTGTTAAAAACATTATCTCGTATGTTGGATTTGCCTTTTGTTCATGTTGATGCTACTTCATTTACCGAAGCTGGTTATGTAGGTGAAGATGTAGAAAGTATCATTAATAAACTTTATCAAGAAGCAGGTGGTGATGCTGGATTAGCATCTTTAGGTATTGTTTATATTGATGAAATTGATAAAAAAGCAAAAAAATCATCTGATAATATTGTTTCAAAAGATATTGGTGGTGAAGGTGTTCAACAATCATTATTGAAATTAATTGAAGGAACTGCTGTAAACGTTCACATGGGTAAAGGAAAAATGCCTCAAGGACCACAAGCGGTTGTACATACTGATAATATATTATTTGTATTTGGTGGTGCATTTGTTGGGTTAAAGAAAATTATTGAACGTAGAATTAATAAAGGTAATATTGGTTTTAACCAAACTAAAGAAGAAATAACAACCGATAAAATTCAAATTGAAGATTTATATACTTTTGGATTAATACCAGAATTAGTCGGAAGAATTCCGGTTATTGCTGAATTAAAAGCATTAAATGAAAGTGAATTAAAAAATATTTTAACTAAACCAAAAAATTGTTTAGTTGATCAATATAAAGCTATCTTTGAAATTCACGATTTAAAATTAAAATTTACTGATAATGCATTAACTTTAATTGCAAAAGAAGCAATTAAAACAAACACAGGGGCTAGAAGTTTACGTAGAATTATGGAAAAAATTTTAGAACCTATTTTATATGATTTACAAAACATTGTTGACAAAGGCTTTAAAACTGTTATAGTCAACGAAGAAACAATTACAAACTTTAAACCTATTTTAAAACGGAGATAACTTGAGTAAAATTATTAATGAAGATATTCGTTCCTATCGTGTGCTTTTAATTGACGAAAATGGAACTAAACTTGGTGAATTTAATCGTAATGCTGCAATCCAAATGGCTTATGAAAAAAATTTAGATTTAGTTCAAATTTCAATTGGACCAAACGAAATTCCAGTAACAAAAATGCTTGATGCTGGAAAGTATTTTTATGAAAAAGAAAAAACTTTTAAAGCACAACGATCAGCACAACGCGCAAAAGAAATTCAATTAAAAGAAATTCAATTGCGTCCTGTAACTGATACTGGTGATTTAAATGTCAAAGCCAATCGCACAAAAGAATTTCTATCAGTTGGAGATTTAGTTAAAATTGTCATGCGTTTTAAAGGGCGTGAACAAAGTAATAAAGCAGTTGGCTTCGATACAATGCAAGAATTTATCGATTTGATTCCCAATAATCTTTATACAGTTGAACAACAATTACAAGATTCAGGAAAACAAATTATTGTTGTATTAAAAGGCATCAAACAATAATTGGCTTATATTTATTATGTTGATGGTGAAAAATTTACAACCGATGATTACGATGAAGTTCCTAAGTATGATGTTTCTTCACCTGATGAAAATACGCCAGCTTATGAAAGTTTAGAAATTGGAACAAAAGTTTGGTGTAAAAAAGGTTGGCGTTTGTATAGATTAATTGGTCCCGCCGTTGTTTATATAAATGGTGATTATAATTTTTGGTTAGATGGAAAATATTATGGAAAAGATATCAATGCTTGGTTAAAAAATCATCCAAATCCAGATATTTATTTCGATGCAATTGGTTTAAGTGAAACCGAACGAGTTTTGTGGTTTTTGCAAAATTAATCATTGACAAAAATCAGAAAATTTTCTATATTAGTTTATCAAATAATGTAAACAAGGAGAATGTTTATGGATGACTCAACATTTAAAAATATTTTTCAGAAAATTAACGATTATTTAGATGGTTATCCATTTCATAAAAAACTGCGTTTGCTTCAATTAATTTTAGATAATAATGGCAAATTATCGGAAAATGATAGCTTATTATTCTCCGATCTTTCTAATGAGCAAATCTCATACATAGAAAATTTAATTGAATAACTAAAGAGGGGAATTAAATTCCTCTCTTTTTTCTTGCGTTTTATATAAACTATGTTAAACTCTTATTATTAACAAAGGAGTTTAAACAATGTTTCCCGATAATCTTACCCTTGATGAAGTAACTCAAGTAACCAATGATTTTAATAATCAATTGGGTGTTACTGCGTTTTTGCGTGTTGTAAAAGAAGGATATATTGTTTTCAATTATGCGTTTCAAACTCCCGATTTGTTCCCAAGGATTAATACAAAAGATGTTTTAGAAAATCGTCGTCGTGCAATTTTGCGTGAATGTCGCGGTTTAACCTTTGATCTTAATGGTAATTTGATTGCACGTAAATTTGAAAAGTTTTTTAATATGGATCAAATGCCTGAAACGCATCGGTTAGATTTTTCTCGTAATCATCTTATCATGGATAAGTTAGATGGTAGTATGATTGCGCCTATGTTGGTTGATAACAAAATTATTTGGTCAACTAAAATGGGCGATACCGATATTGCTAAAATTGTTGATAATTTTGTTCAAGATAAACCGAACTATGCGAGTTTTGTATTGGATCAAATTAAATTAAATCGCACTGTTCTTTTTGAATTTGTCAGTCGTGAAAATAAAGTTGTAGTAGATTATCCAGAAGATAATCTAATTATGACTGCTATTCGTGATAATATTACTGGCGATTATATTGCGCGTAATATTCAAGAAATGTGGGCAAAAGAATATAATATTCCTATTGTAAATGTGTACAATGGAAAAAATATTCATGAATTAGTAACCCAAGCAAAAGATAATTTTGAAGGTTACGTTATTTGGTTTCTGGATAACGATCAAAAAGTAAAAATCAAGCTAGATTGGTATCTTGTTCGACATCGCGCAATCGATGCTTTAAGTTCAGAAAAGCGAGTTTTAGAATTAATCGTTGCTGATCAAGTAGATGATTCAATTGCTTTACTTGACGAAAATGATCAAAAAATTCTAATTGATTTTCAAAAGAAATTTTGGAAAAATGTCGATGATTATTCAAAAAATCTTGAGATTTCAGTAAAAGAACTTTACGAAAATTGCAAAAAAATTGACAATTCTCGTCGTTATTTTGCTGAACAAGTTTCAAAAGAAAATCGTTTAACTCAAGCTGCTTATTTTGGTTATTTTGAAAATCAATTGTTTAATTTCCAAGATTTTGTTGTTAAGACGATTAAAAAGAAATTAAACAATAAAAATAATATTGAGCAAGTTCGGGAAATTTTTAAAATTGTTTGGTCAAGGAATACAACTATTGATGAGTGATATTGAAAAAACAATTGAGTGGTTATTAGAAAACGAAGATTTTAGAAAAATTTTACAATTAGAAAATCTTCGTTTTTTAGATTTAAAAAATATTGATACTAAAGATATATGTTTAAATTTATATAAATTAGATGAATATTTTAATTTTATCCGAGAATTTGGTTCTTTTCCTTATAATTTAATTTTTATTAAAGATTATAATAAAATAAATTTATTCGGAATTGAATATAAACATTTTCATTTTAATCATGTTAATAATTATGTTATAATTTATTGTCAATTGGATAATACACAAGAAATTTTATGGAGTTTACATGATGGACAGTGAAACAATTGAGAAAATTTTTAATAATCCAAAAATAATAGAATTAAATAAACCTGATATTTATTTTTTAGACATGCAAATTCTTCCAAATAATATTTTATTATTTAATTTTGATGAATATAAACAACATTTACTTAATGATACTTTAATTGGTAATGTATGGTTTTTAGATGAATTAGTCATTCATCTAAAAAATAATAATTTTAAACCAGAAATTTTAGAAATTGTTATAGATGATTTAATATTTTATGTAGTTTATAGTGAAATATCAAATACTGATTATTGTTTATGGAGATTAAAATCATGACTAAAAAAGAAACAACTTTAGAAGAACGTAATGCTTTTGCTCAATATAAATTAGAGTGTCATTTAGAAAACATGTTTTTATCTAAACATGATGATACATATCATCCATTAAAAGAAAAATTAATTGATTTAAATTATGTTCTTCATGAAAAAGAACGATCAGGCGCATTGTGTGCTGAAATTTTTTGGGGATCAGATAATTTTTTCAACATTTATTATGAACCAAATGTTTTATTCCAATATTGGCGAATTTATCTTAAAAAGATGCATGTTTCGGATTTTACTGAAGAAAGAAAATTAAATATTAAACAACGATTAAAACATTTCAATGCAAGCGAAGAAATGGTTGAATTTACAAAAATTGTTTTTGATGAGATAAGAAATGAAAAAAATACTTAATTGGTGGAATATACAAAAAGAATATTTTGGTTATAAAACAGAAAAAGATCATGTTTGGAGCATTTTCTTAAATGAATTTAATCGTTTATTAGAATGCGGAAAAGAAGTTGAATTACAATACCCAAATAATGAATATTGGGAAGAAAAAATCAATTTTATAAAACAAAAATTTCGTTTAACTGATAAAATTGTTTATGAAAAAAATGATATATTGGTTGTTGGTGATCTTCATGGTAATTTATCAGCATTAAATTCATTTGTTGAAATGGCAAATAAGATTGATGCTTTGATAATTTTCTTAGGAGATATTTTAGATCATGGTCAAGAAAATTTAAAATGTTTTGAAATTGTTTATGATTTATGTGAACAAGGGCGAGCTATTTGTTTAAAATCAAATCATGAACGAAAACATTTTCGTTATAGTTTAATTGAAGATGGTGCCCCAATTGTAAATTTATCACAAGGAAATTTAAAAACTTTCAATGAAATTCAAGCATTAAGTGAAGAAGATTTTTCCGCATTTAATTCACGTTTAAAAAGATTTTGGAGTAAAAGTTATTATTATTTTAATATTGATAATTTAGTTTTTGCTCATGCTGCAATTCCAGAAAATCATTGGAATAGCCAAGATGTTGATTTAAATTATTATGTACATGGTGATAGTCATGATAAAAATCGTAATAATTTATGGACAAATTATGTAAAAAAAGATATTATCGCTGTTGTAGGCCATACATACTTAAACGATTATCCAATTATAAAAACCAATGATAATAATGGACAAACTGTATTTTTAGATACAGGAAGTTCAAAAGGTGGTCAATTATCAGTTATGAGACTAAAATTTAACGAAAATAAATATGAATTTGTAAATTTTTTTATTTTTTAATTGGATAAAATTTAAAAGAAAGGTTATAGTTAAAATTATGAAAACAACGTTGGTTTTAAATGCAGACGCGGCACCAATGACATTAATTCCTATTTCTGCTTATACTTGGCAAGAAGCCATACAAAGTACATTTTCTGAATCATTTGATATTTTAGAAACTTATGATAATGTTGTGGCACGTAGTCCTAGTATTGAGATGCCTGTGCCATCAGTAATAATGAGTAGGCATTATGTAAATACAAGTCGTCAAGTAAAAATATCTCGTGAAAATATTAAAGTACGAGATGAATTTCGTTGTCAATATTGTGGCGAAAAATTTCGTTCACAAGAATTAACAATGGATCACGTTCATCCAAAGAAAATGGGTGGACAGTATCGCTGGGATAACATTGTAAGCGCTTGTGAGCGTTGTAATTCATTAAAAGGTCATCGATTAGATATACGCCCTATTCGTCGCCCAACTAAACCTTCATACGGACAAATGATTGAAATTTTAAGAAAAAGTCCTATTTATATTCCTGATATAAAATGGAATTATTATTTGCATTGGCCTGAGAATTTAGTTAATATAATTGAAGTACCAAAGATTTTAACCTAATCTTTGGTTTTCCAAAAAGATAAAATTTTAGATAAATTAGAGGAAAATAAATGAAAAACACTCATATTACGTTTAATTTTGATTTAAATATTAAAAATAAAGATGATATGTTAAAACATATTAGTAAAATACATGATTCAGAATCTATTTGGATTAATTTTAAAGATGATTTTAATATCAAATTGGCAAACAATTGGCGTTTTTCATTAAATGATGTTTGTTACATTCCATTAGATTTATCTAAAACACAATTAGAATCGTTAATAACAAAACTTAATTCTATTGGTTATGACACAGAAGTAGTAAAAGTACCAGACTTTCTTAAAGAAACGATTGAATTTGCTAATCATACATATTGTATTAAAGTTAATCCGCCACAATAAAATTAAAGAATAAATATATTCTTTTACTTAAAAGATAAAATTTTAGATAAATTAGAGGAAAATAAATGACAGAAAACACTAATCCAACACTTAATATAAAAGATATTTTATCAGCAGTTCAAATTATTGATTATGCAGTTGCACAAGGAATTATTAAATCTTGGGAAGATTTTGAAAATGTAAAAATTGTTCGTGATCGTCTTCAAGCATTTGGTGAAGCTGCAACAAAAACACAAGAAGCTGCCGATGCTGCTAATCAAGAAAATCAAGAAGCAGTACAAGAAACGGTTCAAGAACCCGTAGAAGTTAAAAAAGAGACTGTTAAAAAAGCTAAAAAATGATTTTAGATTTTAAATGGAATATCGGTGATCGTTGTATTTTTGTTACAGTTGATGACCAAGGAAATGAAGTAAAAATACCAGTAAAAATTTTAAACATCGAAGATGAATTTTATCAAATTGCTGGTAATTACTTAGAAAAATTTATTACAACAAAAAATAATAAATTTTATGCACACGCAGATGAATTAACATTTCTGCAAAAATTAGAGGTAGTAAAATGAGTGATTTAAAAATTACAAGACATATAGGTAGAGTTATTAATTCAGATAATAGATTAGCAATTCTTTTCCTTCAAGTACCAAATGAACCATATAAATGTTTAGCTGTTAATTTAGATGCATTGAATGATCGATATGCTGGCGCAATTAAAGAAGCCTTATATTCAGATCAAGGACAAAATACAGAAAATTTAGGTGATTATTTAGGAACTATTCGATTTAATGGCGCTCCGCATTCTTTGATTGCTGAACTTCATATTAAAAATGTTATTCAAAAAATGAATGTTGAAATGATTGAAATGCTTCCAAGACCAGGAATGCCACATAATTTAGCTGAACTTTTAGTTGAAATGGGGAGATTAGATAAAGATTTAGCTGAAACATTACTTAAAAGAAAATTAATTACAAAAATTGATCCAAATGAAATATTAAAAAATATCAATGCAAACAAAGACGCATTGAAAACAGATAATATTTATGAAATGAATATTAAAAATGCAAACGAAGAAACTAAAATGAATCAAGCAAGATTTTTATTAAATCAAGCAGAAGATTTAGATCATCAGGCATTTTTAAAACGTCAACAAGCTTATGCAATTGTTCCTGCGTTAGACCCAGCAAAATCACATATTCGTGAAAGTTTAGAAAATTCAGTTGTATCGAAAGATGTTGAAATTGATTTAGCATCAAATAATACACGAAAAATTGATCAAGTTAATGAACAAGAATATTATCAACCAAATCCTGTTACTGGATTATCGCAAAAAGATTTAGGCGCAATTAATACACCAACAAAAGAACAACCATTAACTGCCCATCAAATTATGGAATTGATGAATAAAAATAATCACCCAACTGGTTTACCAAAAGCAGCAATTAGTGAAGGTGAACCCAATCCAAAAATGGTTAATGCTTTGGCTGATTTGTTTTCTGGTAATATCACAAAAGATGCGTTTGATGCAATAGCAAAAGAAACAGTTGTTCCAACTCGTATGGAACAAATTAGCGGGGAAAATAATGGCTAATATTGAGGAAATTAAAAATGACAAGAATTATCACAGTGTTTTGGATAATGGATTTGTTGGTTTAGTTGATCACATGGGCACAGACGAATCTATCGTTCGTGCTGCCCGTGTGAGCTATTCTAAAGGCACCAAATCATCAAGAGATAGTCGTGGCTTAATTCGTTACCTTGTTCGTCATTCTCATACTTCTCCATTGGAAATGAACGAAGCTATTTTCCACATTAAACTGCCAATTTTTGTTATGCGTCAATTAGTTCGTCATCGCACAGCTTGTTTAACTGGTGATAACCAACTTTATATGGCCGATAATTCAAGAATTTTTATAAAACAATTTTATGATAACTGGAAAAATAATGTAAATCAAAATACAGTTGTTAAAATGTTAAATGAAGAAACTAACGAAATTTTATCAACTGAAATTGTTAATATTTGGAGTAATGGTAATAAAGAAGTTTTTGAATTAACTTTGGAAAATGATTTTACAATAAAATTAACCGCAGATCATGAATGTTTAACAAATAATGGTTGGCAACAATTAAAAAATGCTTTAAATCTTGAAGTTGAAGTTAACTCAGAACATGTTCCTGTTGTTGTTAAGTATGATGATACAGTATTGTTTGCTGTTGAAAATGAAAATAATTCTGATTTTATTAAAGTAAAATCAATAAAATATGTTGGTATTGAAGAAGTTTTTGATTTAACGGTTAAAGGACCATATCATAATTTCGTTGCTAATGGACTTGTTGTTCATAATTGTCTTAATGAAGTTTCTGGTCGTTATTCAGAATTAACAGATGAAGTATATGTTCCTGATTTACCACAAATTAAACCACAAAGTTTAACTAATAAACAAGGTCGTTCTGGTGAATTTTTACCTGGAATTGCACAAAGAATTAAAAATATTTTTAAGAAAAACGCAGAAACAAGTTTACAAGTTTATAATAATTTACTTGGAAATAATCATGATTTTTCTGATTTAGATGAAAATTATCCTGGTTTAGCTAGAGAATTAGCGCGCGGTGTTTTAACTGTAAATCATTATACCGAACTTTATTGGAAAATGGATTTACATAATTTACTTCATTTTATTCGTTTGCGTGAAGATTCACATGCCCAATGGGAAATTCAAGAATATGCAAGAGCAATTTTAGAATTAATTCGCCCTCTTTGGCCGATTACAATTGAAGCTTGGGAAGATTATATTAAAAATGCAAGTAAATTAAGTCGTATGGATCAAGAATTACTTAATACAGTAATTAAAACCAGTAATGAATTTAATATGAGTTTTAATTTTGCATTAGATAAATTACAAGGAAATTTATCTAATAAGGAATTTGCACAAACTTTAGGAATGAGTGAACGAGAATACGTTGAATGGAAAGAAAAATTTATTAAGGAAGATTAATTTCTTCCTTAATTTTTTAGAAAGTTGATTGATGAAAAAGATACCTATTTACATTAGTAATAATTTTGTAGTATATAATAAGAAACATAATACAAATTTTAATAAAGGATGGTTTGATTTTGAAAATATTAAAATGATTCATCCTTCTGGCGTACAATCAGATTATGCTGATAAATTTAATAATGTATTAGATGATTTAAGAACATATGGTATTTTAACATTTGAAAGTACAGAATTAGATAGACATGTAGGATATTTTATGCTAGAGTTTTTTGATGAAACAAATGAAGTTTTATTTTATTTAAAATATTAAATTGAGGCAAACATGACAGAAGAAATAATTAAAAATTTATTATTAAATTCTAAAAATTTTGATAATAATGAAAAAATTATATTAGAAAATTTTTACAATAAATTACTTAATTCTATGTATCCAGTTGTTTATACTGATAATGATGCAGGAAAAGTTGATTTTTTAAGAACAAGTTTTGGTGTTGAATTACCAACAATTGGCCGACAGATAAATGTAATTTTAACTAAAATCAATTATCAATTAATAGAAAAAGAATTATCTTTGAATAATCTCGAAGAAACATTAAATGATTTGATAAATCAAATTGATGATGAATTTGTAAATAATTGTTTGAAAAAACAGAATAATAGTTTAAAATTTAAAGATTTTCATCATAATAATTTAATTTATGCTATTAATAATACAATGAATAATATTGCACGTTGTACGAGAATCGGCCCTGGTAATAAAGTTTTAATTAGTCAATCAATATTTGATAAAATTAAAAATGAAATTGTTATCAAAAATAGTATAGATGAACAAAGAAATATTAATTATATTGGTGATTTAAATCTCGCAAAAGTTTATTTGTATAATACTAATGATGATAATTTCCCAATTTATGTTTGGTATTCTGGTGAAAAATCAGAAGATAATCCTTTTGTTTATGTTACTAAATCGCTTAATAAATCAGAAAAATTGATTAATAGCAGTTCTTTTGTCGAAGATAATTCAAGTTCATCATTATCTTCAACAAAAGACTATATTGGAGTTATAGAATTTTAAATGAGATATATTTATTATATTGATGGTGAAAAATTTACAACTGAGAATAAAAATAGTATTTCTTTCAAAGACATATCGTCTTTAAATGAAAGTACACCCGCTTTTGAAGATTTATCAACTGGTCATAAAATTTGGATGTTAAAAGGAAGAATAAGGCATCGTTTAACAGGACCTGCTAATAAAAATTATCATTCAAAAGAATTTTACTTAAATGGAAAATTCTACCAAAACGCAAAGTCTTGGTTAAAAGATCACCCAAATCCAGATTTATATTTTAATGCCATTGGAGTTTTTACCGAAACCGATAAAATTCTTTGGTATTTGCAGAATTGAGTATATTACATGAGATACATTTATTATATTGATGGTGAAAAATTCAAAACTAATTCAATGAATGAAAAAACACAATTTAAAATTTCTTCATTTGATGAAAATACACCTGCTTTTGAAGATTTAATAACTGGACAAAAATTATGGTGTAATAAAGGATTAATTTTGCATCGCTTAACTGGCCCGGCTGACATTTTTTATTCTTTAAATATTTTTTTCTTAAATGGAAAACGTTATGAAACCATAAAAGATTGGTTAAAAGATCATCCCGAACCAGATTTATATTTTCACAATATTGGCGTTTTTACTGAAACCGATAAAGTTCTTTGGTACTTACAAAATTAAACATTGACAATTTGAAAAAATCTTATATGTTATAATAATTATATCAGTTTAGGAGTTATTATAATGAGAATATATTATATTGATGGTATAAAACATATAAAAAATGATTATGGAAAAATTCCATTTGAAATCGTTTCTTCTCCTGATGAACAAACACCCGCAATTGAAACAACCTTTGACCTTAAAGTTTGGTGTAAAAAAGGACTTATTTGGCATCGTTTAACTGGCCCTGCTAGAATATTTTCTGATGGGAAAGAAGAATATTGGATTGATAATATTTATTATCCAACTATAAGAGAATGGATTACAGATCATCCAAATCCAGATTTATACTTTGATGCAATTGGTTTAAATGAAACCGATAAAGTTCTTTGGTACTTACAAAATTAAGGAAAATAAATGTTAGGAAGTACAATTCATATTCAAAATTATCCTGCGTTTTTCATATCTTATGATGAACCCAATGCTGATGATAATTTTAAAGCAATTAAATCTTTAGTACCTAATATTAATCGAGTGCATGGTATAAAAGGTATTCATAATGCACATAAAAAATGTGCAGATCAAGCGGATGATTGGTTTTGGACCGTTGATGGTGATAATTATCCTTTAGATCAATTACAACACGCGCATGTTATTTTAGACAACCCAAAACAATTATTTTGTATTCATAGTTTTAGGACAATTAATGATATAACTGGATTAATTTATGGAAATGGAAGTGTTAAACTGTGGCGAAAACAATTTTTAAATAAAGTTTCACATGAAACAACAACTGATTTTTTTTATAATAATTCTTATTGGATTTGTTCTGATATTTTAGCTATTACAAAATCTGCCAGTTCAGATTATCATGCTTTTAGAAGTGCGTATCGTGAAGTTGCAAAATTAACATTAACACCAGATGGTAATTTACAATCTAAATTAAATTTAAATGATTTAGGTGATAATGGAATAAGAATAAAATTATGGTTAACAATGGGAAATCATTTACAATATGGAAAATTTTCTTTATTGGGTGCTCATGCTGCTTTAACCGATTTTTATATTAATAATAAAGATATATTATTGATTAATGATTATGATCGTTTATTGGTTATTTTTGAATATTGGGCCGGTAAAAATATTCCAGTTGAAAATTCTGAAAAATTATTAAACTGTAAATTACCAATATTAGATTCAAAAACTTCTTTATTTATTAGAAATTGCCAATTTAAACCAACTTATAATGGATTAATGAAGTGAAATATATTTATTATATTGATGGTGAAAAATTTACAACTGATAATATTAACGACATTCCTTGGGAAGAATTATCGTCACCAAATGAAAAAACGCCTGCTTTTGAAAACTTAGAAAATGATCATAAGAGATGGTATAATATAGGTGGTATTCATCATCGGTTAACTGGACCAGCAGTAATTACGGGTGACAAAAAAGAACAATTTTGGTTATATGATAAACGCTATTACACTGTTAAAGAATGGATTAATGAACATCCAAATCCCGATCTTTATTTTGATGCCATTGGAGTTTTTACAGAAACTGATAAAGTCCTGTGGTTTTTACAAAATTAAAAAATATTTTGTAAAATTTATTTCTTGACAAAATTATAAAATTTTCTTATATTGATTTTATTGAAACGGCAATATCGCCAAAATAAAGGATAATAATTATGAATTATTTTAATATTAACTTTAATGATCATTGGTCAATTTATGAAGAAATTATTGATTATATTGAAAGAATTAAAACATATAGTAAACCTTTTACTATTTTTAATGAAAAAGAAATATTAAAAAATAATCAAATTGTAGAATTTGATTTAGAAGATTGTGCCGTTATTAGTGACAATATTAAAAATATTAGTTCATTAATTGATTTAGATTTGAAATTAATTTTAAAATTACATGAGTTTATGAAAGATAAACATAATCACCTTTCAATTGAGTTTAAAAATAATAATTATGAAAGTTGGGATATTAGAGATATTAATTCTGAAGATTTTATAAGTATTGATGAGTATCTTAAAGCTTTAGAATCAAAACAATATTTTACCCTTTATTATTATCCAAATACGCCAGTGGGTTTTTACACATATCATGCTTCTTCATTTGAAACATTAATCGAATATTTTTTAAACCACAATTAAAAAATTCAATTTTTGATATTTAATGTTGACAAACAGAAAATTTTCTAATATATTATGTTTAATCTTATTATACAGAAGGAGTTAAAAATGTCAGAGATCGTTAAAAATTTGGAACTTATTCGTTGTTTTGCGAATCAGATTGTTAATAAATATAATATTTTTTCTGTTGATTTATTTGAGAAAAAACCGTCTGAATTTTTTAATTATATGTTAAACAATCCTATTGATCTTCAAACTTCGGTTAATATTTTTCATCCGTTGGGAGATATTGTATTTGATGTTAAAATTAAAATGTTAGATGAGAAATTTTCATGTAAGCCATATATTACGCTTGATTATTTTTATGATATTGAAATTTTTATTGATAACATCAAAATTCAAGATTTCAATAAAAAAATTATTAAAATTTGTCAAATTGCCGTTGCAGATTATAAAAAAGATTATTTTAAACATGTAATGTCATCTGCTGAAACATCATTACAATCAAAATTAGATTATGTTTAAAATCTAAATCTAATATCTTTTGTGACAACGAGTAAAAATAAAATTTTAATTTAAAGAACTAATAAAATGACATTAATTTATTATATCGATGGTAAAAAATTTATAGGAAATAATTATAAAGATTTTGAGTGGAAAAAAATTAGTTCTTTAAATGAAGAAATACCAGCGTTAGAAGATTTAAAAACAGGTTTTAAATGTTGGTGCTTAAAAGGATTTATTCGTTATCGTTTAACTGGTCCCGCAGTAATTTTTCCAGATAATAGAATACAATATTGGTTGTTTAGAAAACATTATAGTAATAATGTAAATGATTGGCTTAAAGAACATCCAAATCCTGATCTGTACTTCGATGCAATTGAGATGAATGAAACAGATCGTATTCTTTGGTACTTACAAAATTAAATTATTTTATTCTTATTTTTTTTCTATATTAAATTTAAATAATATGCTATATTAGATTTTATACAGCTATGAAGGATAAAATTATGAAAAAAATTGAAGAACAACCTATTGCTCGGCGAGGTGATTGGAAAAATGGAATTACATGAAAGTCTAAGCGAATTTGTTTTTGATAAAGATTACGATGTTGTTGATGTTATTACAATTAAAGATAGTGATTTATTAATAGCAAAGCATAAAAGAGATACCATTTGGTTAGTAGGTGAAATGGCAATTATGCAATTTGAAACATCTATTACAACTGAAAAACGCTTTAATATTTATTTTAAAATTACACTAGATATTGAAAATATTAGAGGCCGCAGATTGGGCTATGATAAAATGATGCAAGTGCGCGGAGTTTCAGTTAGAGAAAGTCATCAAGGATATAAACTTTCTCAATATATGTATAAATGGTTGATTAACAAATATAATTTTGTTATTATTGGCGATAGAGAGCAATATTTTGGTGCAAGAAAATTATGGGCTAGATTATCACAAGAGATAGATGTAACGGTCGATATTGTTGATCTAAACAAAATGGAAATTGTAAAAGAAAATGTTGTTTTACATCATGGTAATTATGATGAAGATTTTGGCAAAGAAATTTGGTCGTATGATGCATCAAAAGAACATATTAGATTAGTATTAAAAAATATTACGAAAGGATAAAAACTATGAAAACATTAGATGAATTAAAAGAAATTATTCAACAAGAAACAATTGATACAAATAAAAAATATTTAAAAAGTTTTACAGATAATGAACGATTATTTGAAGAGAAAATTCTTCATGGATTAAGAAACAATGAAAAATGGATTTCTTTAGGACAATTTGCTCTTCAAGAAGCTGGATTTATTAAAGATAAATTACAAGAATTAAATTACACTTGTGAATTTAAATCAGTAGATGAAAATACGCCTTTTTCCAATTTCTATGTTAAAGTTATTTTGCGTTAAATTCTTCGATCCAAGTTTCAGCTTCTTTTATATTGAGAACATTATTTAAAATGTTCTCATTTATTTTTGTTTGAAATTCTTTTATGTCTTTATTTCTTTTAAATCCCATCCATTCAATTGCTTCATTTGGATTATCAGGCATATCTTCATAATATAAAATATCATCAGATAAACTTTCTAATTTTTGTTTATTCTGTAATATATCTTCGGCTATGTGTTTTTCAATTTTAAATTTACCATTAAAATCAACAGGTTTAATCCAATTACCAATATTTCTTGCTAATTGATAACTGGCAATTTGTTCTAATACATTTCTTCTTGATATAATTTTTGTGTTTTCTGTTGGTAATAAATTGATAATTTTTTGTTGTATTAAAAAAGTTTTCCATTCATTAGGTTGAGATTTCCAAACATAAGAGTTATTTTCTAATGTTTCTTTTATAATATTAATTTTGTGTTCTAAGTAATCATTGGGATTAAATTCTGCAAAACATTCTTTGTTAAATTGATAAAGAATAACTTTATTTTTAAAATTAATCCAAGTAGTTGTTTTTTCTTCATTTGTTGTAAATTCTTGATTGGCAAATGGTTCATAAAGACAAGAAGAATCAAAATTTTGTTCGATTAATTTAATCAATCGATTACTGCCACAACGAAAATTAGTTAATAATTGAACGTTCATAAACTATAATTTTCCTTTATAAATTTTGCAATTTGTTGTCCATAAAATTCATATCCATCTGGATAAAAATGGCGTGTTGGGTCTTTTTTAAAACCATTTTGATCAATTAATTTCATCATATTCCCATTAAAATCGAAAAATGTATTTTTATTTACTAAGCAATCTTTATTTAGATTCTCAAAAGCAAAACTCATACCATATTTTATATTATGTTTTTCTAAAAATGACTGTAATAAAATTATTTGATTAGAAAACAATTCTTGATTTAAATTATAATTACTATTTTCAAACTTAAATTTAATAAATTCATTTGTTTTTGGTAGTTGTGCTATTAATCTATTTGCATGTTCCAGATAATCGTCTTTATGAATTTTAGATGAAAATCTATTAAGCCAATATTGTGTAACATTTAAAATTAAACCGTCATATAAAAATTCTTTTCCAGCCCAAGGATATTGCTTTAAAATATTTTTTTCTAAATCGTTATTAATAAAAAATTCAAATCTATCACTACCGCTCCAACAAATCCAAATAAAAAGCTCATCTTTTTTATTATAATTGTTTTTAACATGTTCAATTGTAGTTCTTACTATTCTTTCGTTACTGCCCGAATTTAAAGCATCATTTATTATAACAGAATCAAATTCTTTTTCTAATTGTTTAGCCCACGAAATATTATTTTGTGTTTCTTTGCTGTGATTATAACCATCACACGCTCCCATAGTTAAACTACATCCATTAACATAAAAATACATTTTTATTCCTTTACTATTGACACTTATATTTATTGTGATATAACAAACAGACAATTTAATTAAGGAGAAACAATATGCAAGCTACTCGTTTTGAAAATAAAGCATTTACATACATGAATGTCATGGGCAACAAACAAGATGTTAATTTTAATAATCCTCTAACAAATCCAAATACGCAAAATTATCAATATATTATTGATCAATATAAATCGATGGGCGCAACCGAAGTTTATTTCGGAAATATTACCTTTTGGGATACCAAGGCCAACAATTTTGATACTACAGCGACCAATGGTTTTGGTAACATGACTGGTATGACCATTGAAAATATGATGAAGAATGTCGATTATCTTCATCAGCAAGGGCTTTCTGTTACGCTACGCCCGCAAGTTACAAACGTCACGTTCAATGGGTCATTTTATGAATGGGCAAACTTCAATCTTCCAACAAATTCAAATGTTGGGGATAAAGCTGCTTTCTTTCAGCAATACACCGCGTATATGGTTGATCTTGCTAAAAATGCTCAAGCACATGGCGTTGAAGCAATTTCAATTGGTAATGAAATGCAACATTTTACAACGGCAGATACTAAAGGATATTGGGAAAATCTCATTTCTCAAATCCGTCAAGTTTATTCTGGAAAATTAACATACGCGGCTTTTGTTAGTTTTAACGGAACGGGAATTAATAGCGAAACTCAACAAATCAAATGGTTTGATAAACTCGATTATATTGGTATTGATTTTTATCCCCAATTGACAATGAGCAAAAATGCAACTTATGAAGATTTTGTAAAAGCACTTTATGGGAATAATCCCCAAAAATTTAATTGGGTTGATTACCTAAAGAATCTTGCTGAAACAACTGGTAAGAAAATTATGTTTACCGAAGTAGGTGTGCCTAGCTTTGATGGCGCGGGCATTATGAGCAATTCCGCAAACCATCAAGATAACTCACTTCCTTCTGACCAAAAAGAACAAGCTGATTGGTTTAAAGCTGTGTTTTCAGTTATGAGTAGTGAATTGGGCGATAAGTTTATGGGAACTGCCCTTTGGGATGGATTAAGCCGCTCAACTGCTGAAAATAACGGGAACAATAACGATTTTACTGTTATCGATAAACAAGCAGAAAACATTGTTCGCACTGCTTACACAGATGGCGAATTGGATGGCCTTACAAAGACCATTGCAGGCACGTACAGCGGCTCTTTCAATAACGACACGATTACCGGCTCTTCAAGTGCTGATAGCGTTTCTGGTGGTCGTGGAAGCGATACAATCGATCTTAAAGAAGGAAAAGATACAGTTGTTATCAATTCCAAATATGATAATACGGTTGATCTTCGCATTGAAGGAAATACGTTTATTGTAAAATCAGTTGATGGTACTGATCGTTTAACAAATGTTGAAACCATTAAATTTGATAATGCTACAATTGACATTTCAGTATTTTCATCTAATGCTGATCCAATGAATGTTTATCGTTTTTATAATACTCAAACTGGTACGCATTTTTATTCTAATAGTCCAGAAGAACGAAATGCGGTTATTAATGATCTTAATCAATTCCAATATGAAGGTGTTGGTTTTAAAGCATTAGCAAATGGTGAAGATAGTGTTTATCGTTTTTATAATACAAAAACAGGTACACATTTTTACACTATTAGCGAAAATGAACGCGATTCAGTAAAAAATAATTTACCTGAATATCAGTTTGAAGGGATTGCATATAAAGCAAGCGATACTAAGATTGAAAATTCACATGAATTGTTTCGCTTTTACAATTCAAATACTGGTACACATTTTTATACCGATAGTGTTGGTGAACGCGATGCTGTAAAACTTTTAGGTGGATTTAATTATGAAGGCGTAGCATATTATGTAGGTTGATTAGATCAACCTACATTTTTAATTTAAAAAAGGAAAATAAATGAAATTTAGATATGAAAAAATTATTGAATTAGAATGTGATGGTACATTAATTGATGCTATTATTGTTACAATTAAAAAATACAGTATAATTGGTAATTCAGAATTAATTACTGAATTAGAACATTTTATTGAAAAAGATAAAATTAAAACAATGATTCTTAATTTAGTTGAATTAGGAATTGTTGAGTTTGGACCACATTTAAAGCTAATTTTAAATTCAAATTATAATTTCGATATTATTAAAAATAATTATCCACATTTATTAGAAATTAAAATTAATCAACCTTGACAAATTTTTCTTTTATGTTAATGTAAATCTAACAATTTTAAAAAGGAAAAATAAATGAAAAAAATTTATATTGGTGTGATTGCTGCAATTTTAAGTGTTGCACATTTACAACCTGCAATTGCTGGTGATTCAAAAAATCCTGAACCAATTTATGAAAGAGATTTTTATATCGATAAAGATACTGGTTTTCATTATCTAAAATCTGGCAGTTCATCTTCATATTTGCCAAGATATTGTAAAACTAATTATAATACACGCGGACATATTATGTCTAAAGATAACAAACTTGAATGTGTTTCAATTAATTAAAAGGAAAATAAATGAATTTATTTTTAACAATATTAATCGTGTTTTTGATAACACCAAGTTTTATGAAACCAAAAACATAGGTAATATCTAATCATATTAATTCATATATTTGTGATGACTATTGCAAAAAATATATAAAAAATAATCCTGAACAACCAATAACAATTTTAAAAAAGGAATAATAAATGAAAAATTTACGTATTTTAGCTGCATTAGCAGTATTAACCTTCCCAACATTTGCACAAGCGCAATCTAATCCTAACATTCGTTTTTGTTCCGGCCCAAGTGGCGGTAATTATGAATTTTCTGCATTAGAGATTGCCAAGCAATATAATTCAGCCGGTAAGGGCAAAGTTGAAGTTTTTAATACACGAGGAAGTATTGAAAATTTAGATGCATTACGAGATGGTAAATGTGATGTTGCAATTGTTCAAAACGATGCTTTGCGCGTTTATAATAAATCAAATCGTAATGCTCAAAAAGTAGAACGTCTTGGAAAGCTTTATGATGAATACGTGCATTTTATTTGCAATCGTAAATCAAAAATCAATCGTATTACTCAATTAACCCCAGCAATTACCGTTGCAATTGGTCCACAAGGAAGCGGAAGTTCTGTTACTTGGGAAAGTTTTAAACAAAGTGATGAAAAGCTTTATGGTCCAATCCCAACTGTTCCTTTTGGTGGATTAAAAGCAGTTGAAAAAGTTGCTGATGGAACAGAAGCACAATGTATGGTTTTTACCTCTGCACTTAAAAGTTCTTATGTTGTAAATGATATTGATACAATTCATGGTAATAATCTTGTTTTAGTTGATGCTGATGATAATGATTTTGATAATGCAAAAGATAATAACCAACCAATTTATCAACGTGACGATATTCAATATGATACATATTCCAATCTTCAAAAAGGATTAGGTACATTTGGTTCTCGTGGAAAAGTAAGTACAGTTAAAGTTGGTGCTATTATTGTTTCATCAAGCGAATTTTCAGATAATGATCAAGTTTATAATGCGTTTATTCGTTCTAAAAATGCAGCACAAGCCTCAATTTTAAAGAAAGTACAACCTTAAAGAAAGGCGTTAACGCCTTTCTTTAATTTATCATGATAATAGAATATTGGACTACAACAGGTTTTAAACGAAGAATAGTTAAAAATCAATTTTGGAATGAGTATGTACTTTGGAATAGGTTACACTCGCCAGATGAAAATACACCTGCTATAATACATCCGCTAAATGGTATAAAATTTTATTATAAAAATGGCAAAAAACATCGCTTAACTGGTCCCGCTCTTTTATGGGAAAGATATTCAAACGAAGAGTTTTGGTTAGATGGAAAATATTATAAAACTATAAAAGAATGGATTAACAATCATCCAAATCCAGATTTATATTTTAACACCATTGGAATTTTTACCGAAACCGATAAAGTTATTTGGTATTTAAAAAATTAAGGATTAAAAATGTTTATTTATTACGTTGATGGTAAAAAATTCACAACTGATAATGAAGATGACATTCCTTGGCTGGATATTTCTTCACCAGATGAAGAAATTCCTGCTTATGAAAATTTATCAAATGGCTTTAAATCTTGGTGCTTAAAAGGAGATATCTGGCATCGTTTAATTGGACCATCGGAAATATTTAGTGATGGCGCTAAATGGTTTTGTTTAAATGATAAATGTTATTTTGAAAATATTCATGCTTGATTACAAGAACACCCAAATCAAACAAATGCTTTTCAAATAGAAATGCTTTTAAAATATACATGAAAGGAAAAAATAAGATGATTATTTACAGAACAAAAGATCGAACATACACTAATGATTATTTTAACGATTGTTTATACAAAAAAATCCGTAATAAATTACATTCGCCAGATAATAATACGCCTGCTGAAGAACATTCAATTGGTAGTAAAACATGGTATAAAAATGGCAAAGTTCATCGAGATAATGATTTACCTGCCTTTATTGGTTGCACAGGTATTCAACAATATTTTCAACATGGAGTATTACATAGAGAAAATGGACCTGCCGAAATTCAACCATGTGGGATAAATTTATTTTATTTAAATGGAAAATATTATCAAAACATTCATTCTTGGTTGAAAGCGCATCCAAATCAAGATAAAGCATTTCAAGTTGAAATGCTTTTAAAATACACTTGATAAATTACAATATAGAAAGAAAAAACATGACATTTAGAGAAGACCTTGAAACTTATAATGATGCTACATTAGAACAATTAGAAAATCTTTTAGAAACAATTATTTTAAGAATTGAAGATTTTGATAAACCAGAAAATCAGATTGGTTTATGGGCTGCTAATCTCGAAGACCATAAAAATTTTGCAGTAACTATTAAAATAACAATTAATTTAATGAAAACTTTAAAATTAGATAAACTATCTTTTTAATCAAATAATGGAGAAATAAATTATGATCGCAGAATATCTTAAAACTTTTGATAATTGTTCTTTAATTGAATTACAAGAAGAATTAACCACGAGAATAAAACAATTTGAAGAATTATATGCGTTAAAAGAAAAAAGTATTACAGATATGACCCAAATCCAAATTTTAATACCATATTTGAAAAATTTACAATTTATTATTAATTTAATGAAAACTTTAAAATTAGAAAAATTTTCTTGTTGACAACAAATTAAAACTCATTTAAAGTCTCTTTATTAACAGGCAATCAAGCCAAAAACAAAGGAGAAATTAAATGTCTGCAATTGAAACCATTTACACTCGTACTGCTCGTTTTGATTCTGCCGAAGCTTTGAACGATGATCAGCTTCGCGCTCTTGTTCCTAGCATTTTTGCTAATACTGCCCATGAAAGCCGTAGTGATCGTTTTCAACCTATCCCCACAATTGACGCAGTAAATGCCCTTCGTGAAGAAGGTTTTCAAGTTGTTGGCGCAAAGCAAAATCGTGTTCGTTCGGCTGATAAGCGTAATTTTACCAAGCATCTTCTTCGTTTTCGCCGGATTGGTGATGATGCTACTTATCGCGTTGGTGATACGGTTACTGAAATTTATCTTCGTAATGCAAATGATGGCACGTCACAATATGAACTTATGGCCGGGCTTTTTCGCATTGCTTGTTTGAATTCATTGGTCGCCCAAACTGGAACGCTTTCTGCTGTTAAGGTTCGACATAGCGGTATGGATGTAATTGATCGTGTGGTCAATGCAACTCTTGAAGCCCGCAAGGTTGCACACCTTAGTCTTGACGCTCCTGCTCGTTGGGGTGCAATCGATCTTGATCTTGATCGTCGTGTTGAATTTGCTGAAGCTGCTCGCCGCCTTCGGTTTGGTGTTGATGAAAATAACAACGTTCTTTCACCAATTTCTGCAACTCAATTACTTGAAGCTCGCCGTGTTCAAGATACAAAAACTGATTTGTGGTCCGTTTTTAACGTTATTCAGGAGCATTGTATTCGTGGCGGTCTTACTGCGGAAAGCACTCGTGTAAATCGAGTTAATGGTAATCGTCGTGTGGTTACAACTCGTCAAGTGCGCGCAATTGATGCAGAAGTAAAAATCAATCGTGATCTTTGGGAACTTGCTGAAAGTTTTGCAGTTTAACAATATGGGGAGAATTAATTCTCCCTTTTAATTTGAAAGGAAATATAAATGCAACAAGAATTATATGGTTTTTATTCCAAGACAAACAATACAATTTTAGGTTCACAAAAATGGAAAACTTCAACCGGAGAAATTGTTATTATTAATGGATTATCTATTAGTGACAAAATTGATGAAAATCTGTTAGCATTATCTGAATTTAATCATTACATTAATGATTATCAATTGGTTGGCAAAGTTACCGGATTTTGCGGTATTAATAAATTACCAGTTTATGATTGTGGCGAAATAAATCTATTAGCTGACCTTAATGAACGTATTTCTCGACCAAAAATTAAACATGGTTATTTTGATCCAGATTCGGAAAAATCACAAACATGGTTAGATGAAAATAATAATGAAGTTATTATCACCGAAATCATTGAAGATTATTGGTATGAAAGCAATTATAAATTTAAATATGCTTTTACAAATAAACAATATATGGGAAAAATCACAAAATTTATTAAATTCAATTAGAAAGGAAAAAATTATGAAAAATTTTATTATGATGGTTATGGTTGCTTTAACGATGATGTTTACGCCAGCAGTTTTTGCCGCTGAAAAAACAGAACAAAAAACCGAACAAACTTATGTTGAACAAGCTGAATATTATGGTTTAGTGGTTCAAAAAGTAATGGAAAGTTTCTCTAACAGTATTATCAACATTGCAACTAAAATGGGAATGGCTGCAAATGATTTGATTTTTAGTCCATTGGGAATCATGTTGCTTGTTTATCTTGTATTCAAGTTTACATTTATTAAGATTTTCGGTTTTGGGTTATTTATTACATCGTGTTTAATGTTTCGTCGTGTTTTTAAAAAACAAAAACTGGTATTAGTCAGTTATGATCAAAAAAGTTTAATGTTTGGTTTAATTAAGCTTAAAACAAATTGTGTTTATCAAACGGTTAATATTGATTTAACTCGCGGAGAAGGCGGAATGGCATTTGTTTTATGTGGTGGAGCCGCTATTTTATTCGGTGTTTCAATGTGTATGATGTTTACTTAATAAAAAGAGGGAAAAAATTTCCCTCTTTTCTTTAATTAAATTTTTTAATAAGGAGATTTATTATGAGTTTTATTATTACAAGCATTATTTGTATGGCGATATCTGCACTAATTATTTGGATGTTACATGAATATAATCAAAATAAAATTTACGAAAAACAAATGAAAGAAATTCACGGTCGTATTGCAGAAAATATGATTAAAGATTTACAAAATCTTAAAAAAACATTAGATATGTTAGAACAGAAAGGTGTTTATGAAAATAAACATAACCATAGAATTAATAATTTGATTAGTAAATCACAAAAAATTATTTAAAAAATTTTAATAAGGAGATTGATTATGAGTTTTGATAACGTAAAATACATTAAAGTTAATGCACGTGTTCGATATTGGGAAAGTGCCGTTGTAAATGATATAGAAGATGTTGATGGAACATTAATTCCATTTCGAGAATATGATATGTGGAATATTTTAATTGATAATAAAACTGGTATCATTAAAAATTGGCCTAAAAATAAAACAGCTAATGTTCATTATAAAGTTTGTGATGCTGGAAATTATTATTTTCTTGATAAAAATTTTAACAAATTATATTCACTAAAAAATGATTATGTTCCTCGATTTTTAAGCCCAAAAGAAAGTAATTTTGGTGATTACATTATCTTAGATATTGATAACAATGGTAAAATTGAAGATTGGTTAGAAATTAATGAATTGCCTGAAGGATTTAAGTAAATGAATTCAGATTTCTATTAATAGTTAATGTAAAAAAGGGGAGAATTAATTCTCCCCTTTTTTATTTTGCGTAAATTTTTAAAACTTCATCAATAACGGGATGACGTTGAATGTCTTTATTACTAAATTCAACAAATGAAATCATATCTGATTTATATCGTTTTAAACGTTCAATAAAGTCTTTTAAACCATTTGATGCACGATTACGATCATGTTGTTCTAAATCGCCTGTGATAATCAATTTAGAGCCTTCACCAATACGTGTACAAAGCATCTTCATTTGATCGACAGTCATATTTTGGGCTTCATCACCAATGATAACTGCATTTACTAAGTTTCGGCCGCGAGCGTATGCTAGAGGGACATATTCAATAGTTTTATTTTCTAACATATGTTGAACCGTAGCAACATCGTAATAATTTCTGGCAACATCCATAAGTGGAATCATCCAAGGTTCCATTTTTTGGTTTAAATCACCAGGAAGAAAGCCGTGTTCTTCTTCAACACTAACTGCTGGTCTTGTTAAAAAAATTCTTTCGATTTTATTATCTTGTAATTGTTTTAATGCATAACTCATAGCTAACAGCGTTTTTCCACAACCCGCCGGTCCAGTAACAAAAACAATATGTTTATTATCGTCATAAAGTTCACAAAGTAAATCTTCTTGTGTTTCAGTTCTTGGTACTATTTGAATTTTTTTCATTCGAGTTGAACTTTGTTGTGGGTTAAAATCAACTACATTATTTCTTGTATTATTGCGTGTATTGTTACGATCTTTTCGTGGGTTTTCACGAATTGCTCTTTTGGCTCTTGACATTAATATCTCCTAAAAGGTTGCCATGTGGGATAGTTTTCATTATCAATAGTATTTAGTTTTCTTGTTCCCATTCCCCAATCTGTTTTACTATTTCTTCCCAATTATCCTTTCCATAAAAATTCTCACAATCTCGATTATAAGGCATCCATAAACCAGTTGTTTTAATACCTAAATCAATGGCACAACTTATATGTTGTGGGTTATCTTCAATAAATGCACAAGGTTTAAATCTTTTTAATAATGGGTGCTTTTCTTTATCGCCAACAAAACAATAACCATCAAAAGGTGATTCGCCAAAATGTTTTTCAAAATTTTTTAATCTACTAGAAAAAATTTTAGATGTATTTGGCACAGCACTAATAGCGACCAAATGATAATCCATTGATTTCAAAGAATTAATTCCTTCTAATGCGCCTGGAACTAATTCTAAATCAGCAAACATTTCACTATTATTAAATCGATCAACTAAGATTTTTGAATCTATATCAATTTCATAAGCGAGATTAACCCAATATGCATGTTTTAAATCAGCAATTTTTTTATAATTTAATTCTTCAAGATAATTTTGAAATTTATCAATCCAATTGAGAACGATTTCGTCAATATCACACAGAATTAGTTTGGTTTTGCTCATATCTGCTTGCTCTTTTCATAATTTCTTCTAATACAGTTGCATAATCGCCTGGATGTAATTTATTCCATTCGACTAAAATATCACACATATATTTTGTATATTTGCTACAATAAAAATCTAACACATTTTCTTTTTCTATTTGATAACGAGTTGTTACAATTCTCATTTCTAAAATATCAATAATTGTTGAACATTCAGTAAGGTCTTTTTTATCAATACGTTCAACTACTGAATATCTTTCTTTTAATTCCCAACGATTTTTTGTATCATTTTCATTTTTAGGTAATTTATCCCAATCTTTAATATGTGTATTAGAACCTTTAGTTGGGTTCCAAGAAGTTTGAATTTTCATAAAAGGTCTATTTCTTAAATATTTCATTTTTCTTTCCTTAATTTTTTAATTTTTCAAATACCAAAGAACTTTATCAGTTTCAGTTATAACGCCAATTGATTGAAAATACAAATCTGGATTAGGATGATCTTTAATCCATTCACGAATATTTTCATAACATTTACCATTTAAATAAAATTCTTTAAATCCATTAGAATAGAATTTTGCTGGACCTTTTAACCGATGCCAACATAAATTTGTTAAACACCAAAATTTATATCCTGATTCTAAATTTTCAAAAGCAGGAATTTCTTCATTGGGTGAAGAAATATCAAGCTTAGAAACTATAGTATAATCTTCCGTTGTAAATTTTTCACCATCAATGTAATAAACAATCATTTTCTAATACCAGTTAATTGTGCAAAAGTTGCAGCTAAATTAATTTCAACATCTGCCACTTGATGATGTTTTACATAACCATCACGTATATAAATCAAAGCTGTATTTTGATCACTATCATTATCTCCCCAAATGTTTAAATTTTCATACATCCAACGAAAAATTTCTTCATAATTATCTGTTTTAGCATTTGCAACCAAATATTTTCTTGCTTCAACGGCTTTGCCCATTTTAAACAATTCGGCAGTTTTTTTCAAATAATCATCTGTGTTTTGACTACTATCAACTGGTTCAACTAATTCGCCATTAATTGAGTATTGTTGCAATTCTTGCAATGCTTTTCTTGCATCTGGATAAACACGAGTGTAAAGTTTTAATAAATTGTCATCGGTAAATTTTATTTTTTCATCGGTTAAAACTGTAACAATTTTATTTAAAAATTGTTCTTGATCTAATGTACTAAATTCTAAAACTTGTAAACGGCTTAAAATTGGTGGAGAAATTTTATTAATATAATTTGCAGTACAAATAAATCTTACTGAATCGGAAAAACGATCAATTTCGCCTCGCAAAATATTATAAGCTAATTGACTCATATTATCAAATTCATCTAATACAACAATTTTAAAATTAGAATCACCCAACGAATATGTTTCACAAAAACCAATAATTTTTTCTTGAACCGCATCTGCGTTCCGTTCTCTTGAAGCATTAAGCCAAAGAACATCGCTTTCATGAACATTTAATTCATTAATTAAAATTTTAGCTAATGTTGATTTTCCGGTTCCTGGTCTCCCAACTAATAAAATATTTGGAATATTTTTTTGTTGTAACCATTGTTCAACTGAATTTTTCATTTGTTGATCACGCCAAACATAATCTTTGATTGATTTAGGGCGATATTTTTCTGTCCATAATTCCATAATAAACTCCTTGATAATTAATCTTACTTTATTGGAATTATTGGTTCAATAAATTTAAGGAAAATATAAATATATAAATCCACAGAAATTGATGGATTTTTTATCAAACAGAAATTGTTTTGATAATTTTATGGAGAAATAAAAAATGAATTACGAACAAATACGTTTAGAATGTTTAAAATTAGCTGCTACCATTGAAACCAATGATTTATTTAAAACCGCTGATAGTTTTGTAAATTATGTTTATAATATAAAACAAAAAACAGAAAAAACAAATACTATAGATTTTATAGAAAAAAATTTCAAATTAATAAAACAAACAAAATCTTATCCTTTTAATTTATACGAACATCAAATTGATATAATTAGTGCTATTGATAATAATAAAATTACAGTTATTAATCATGCACGTCAAATTGGTGTAACCACAACTATTGCTTCTTATATATTACAACAATGTTTGAATAAAGATAATTTTAAAGTTTTTATTGGATCACATAAATTTGCAGACGCAATTAATATTATAGATATTATTAAAGATAGTATTGAAAGTACAATAGACGTAAATGAAATGTTTAAACATGTAAAAGAATATAGCAAAAATAAAATTATATTTAAAAATAACTCTTCTATTATATCTACTGTCGCAACACCACAAAATATAAAAGGGCTTTCCGTAAATTTAATTTGGATTGATAATGCAGCTTTTGTTTCACACAATATATTTGAAGAATTTATGCGAATAATTTCACCTGAATTATCAAATATGAAATTAATTTTATCAAGTATCCCAAATAAAAAAGAAGGTGTTTTTTATAATATGTTTAATAATAATGATATTTTAATTAAGAAATTAAAATTAAGTTATAAAGTTATGAATAGAGATGAAGATTGGATTAATCAATACAAAATAATTTTAGGTGATAAATTTAAACAAGAAATGGAAAATGAATTTATTGAATAAAAAGGGAGAATTAATTCTCCCCTTTGAACTTTCATCCAATCATGAACATTTTTATAACATTAATTGTTAATAGTATGGTAGTTGCGGTCTCCTTGTTTCCGTTTTGAGAACCCAATATAGAAAATTTTTCGGTCTTTGGCAAGTAGTTTTTTAAATTTAATTTTTGTTAAGTTGCAGTTGTAGGAACACTCTCAATATTTCCTTGTTTTCTGCGGCTCTTCGTGAATAGAAAATTTATTAAAGAAGAGGAAATTAAAATGTTTTATGTGTATTTTAACAACATTTCAACATGAAAGGTATTATCTTGATTTGGGTGTTCATTTAGCCAATCGGGGCTGTTTTCATAATATTTTATCATTTAAGTAAAAATATTCTCTTCCACTAGGAGAAATTCTAGCTGGTCTTGTTAATCGATGAGCAATATCGCCTTTTTCACACCAAAGATTATATTCTGATATTCTGACTTTAAATCTTCAATAGAAGGTGTATTTTCATCAGGTGAAGAAATATCTTACCAAGGAGTAGTATCATTGTTATCAGTTGTAAATTTTCCTCCATCAATATAATAAATATATTTCATTTATCTTTCTTTCAAATAGGTGTTTAAATGGATTTAGAGGCATGTTTTAGAGGTTTTAACTTGATTTGGGCACTTAGAGTAATTAAATTGTTTAATGTGTTTTAAATCGCTTTAAAACTAATTTTGTAAAAACCACAAAACCCGTTCTGTTTCATTTAAACCAATTGCGTCAAAGTATAAATCTGGATTTGGATGATCTTTTAACCAAGAATGAATATTTTCATAAACTTTATCATTTAAGAAAAATAATCTTGTATTGTTGCCCCAAGTAATTGCAGGACCAGTTAAGCGATGGCGTTTAAATCCTTTTATGACCCAAGTTTTATTATTCCGTAAACTGTCGTAGATTGCTGGTGTATTTTCATCAGGTGAAGAGACTTTTATTAAAGGAATAATTTGAAAATCATCGGTTGTGAATTTTTCACCATCAATAAAATAAATATAACTCATAATGCTAAACCAAAAGATAAAACATATCTTGGTCCTTTTTCTACAATGAACGTTAATATCAGGGCGAAAAAGATAAATTCTCCAAAAAGAAAAAATAGTTTTTTCACAAATGAATTTTCCTTTACCAAAAAATTCAATATTTAATCTATAATGCTTTTTATTTTTTACAACATCTTTATGTGGTTTTAAATAAAATTTATTTGGATATTTTAAAATATAAACATCAAATCCTAAAAATTTATTGTCAATTTCAAGTAATAATTTTTTAAAATAATTATTACCATCAAAGGTTCCTTGACGGCCTTGTTGCCATTTTTCAAAAAATTTAATTTTCATTTTATAATCCTTAAAAGAAAAGAGGGAAATTTCCCTCTTTTAATTAAACTCTGTTCCATTTTTCCTTGTAAGGTAATCTGGATTGATTGCCTTTAGCATGATAACACCAAGTTTTGCATCATAGCGCATATTTTGGGTATAGATAACGCAACCTTCACGAATTTGTTTTACAGGAAAAACGGTATTACCTGTACGCAAACTAAGAATATCAGCATCTTTCATTTTACCACGAAACAATACAGGAACCCGAAGAATTTTCCCTTGGGAACCAAGAACAAATTCATCAATTTCTTGATCAGTCAACCAACGCCCATTTGATTTAACAGCAAAAAGACGATACTCGTTTTCTTTAAGTCCATACGTTAAATCTTGGGTACAACCAAAAACTTCACCATAAACTTCAATAACAGCATTGTCAGAAAGGTTTTCTTTATTGCGCCAATTATCAAGAGCTAAAAGCATTCCTTCTTGGATTTTATTAAACATACGAACATAGGTATTCTTTTGATTGTTTTCATTATTCTTGAAAAATAATCCTTGTGAACCCAATCCCTTTGAAGCAAGAGCAATCCTCCCATCAACAAAGGTTTCAGAATGAACGTTTTTACCTAAATCAAAGATAGAAAAGCACGACCCATGCAACTTCTCTGCAACTACTATGTCTTCGTTGCATAACAAAACATCAGGATATTTTTGAATATTTTCAAGATCAAAGTCGATTTTAAGACCAAGATTAAAAACTTCACCTGCCATGTGTTCAGGAATAGGAACAACATGTTTAGTGATATTAAAAGTTTCTTGATAATCTTGATTTTCAACAAGATTAAACGTTTTATCATTTAAAATTGTTTGAAGCACTTCTTCGTCAACAACAATTCCTTGTGACAATTGACCACGCAATTTAATTGCTTTAATTACAGCACCAGAAGCAGCAGTAAGTTTGCCCTTGCCTTTTTCATAATCCCAAAGATTGATTGCTTGTAGGATATTTTCAGGTACAACTGCTTGTTCAGGAAGATAAAGAACAATTTGCCCAACAGAAAATTGGTTTTTACGTACAACAGAATAAAATCCATCAATACGTGCAAGTTCAATTGCATCTGCATTTTCAATTGATACAATTTCTAAAATACGCTTTGCCAAAACTTCAAAAGTTGCCATAATTCTCTCCTTGTTGATTTATAAATTGATAATATCAAAAAATTTTTTATTTGTCAACAGAATATTTTTAATAATCCATTGAACGATCATTATTTTTGATACTTTCATTCATTTCAGTAATAATGTCTATTGCTTGTTCAACGGTAATTTCATCCAGAGCAAAATAATTGGTATTATCGCTTGACATGCAGCTAGTCGAATAAGATGCCATTTGAATACTATCATCAATTCCTTGGAAGATAAAAACACCTGCGCTATCATCATATCCGCACCAGCCATCAAAATAGATAACATTTTTAACCAATGATTGATCAAAATCTTCAAAAATTTCATTAAGATTTTCAATATCATATTTTGATAATTCTTTATATTCAATCATAATTATTCTCCTGTTATGAAGAATTTAATATATCAAAAATTTTCCGATTGTCAACAGAAAAAGGCAGCCATAGAAAACTGCCTTCAACTCTCGGATAAATTCTATGCTTTTGACCCATCCCGAAGAAATCAAAAGTCCAAGGTATTAATAAAATCGATCATTAATTTTGCGTAATTTTCATGTGCGTTTTTATCAGGATGTTGCCCTGAGTTTTTCCAATTGTAGATTTTCATCAAATCACGAAAAGATTGTTTTGACAAGAAGAAGTTTTTTAATTTTTCTATATTTTGCAATCGTAAATTTAATAAATTATCTTGGCTGTAATATTTTGTTTTTATTGGATTTAACCCATCAATTGTATTATGAAAAACAAAAGGTATTTTATTATTTTCTAAATAATTTTTCATTAAAATGATATTATCTAATTTATTTTGCATTGCCTGTATTTCTTCACAATTAAAAGTTTGCCAGTTATTGTACCAATCCTCCAATTCTGTATTTTTATATCTATGATGTTTATTAGCAGTTATTTTCTTATAAAAATTATTATAATAAAGTTCACTACGAAAAATACTGGTCCAACCTATTAATACTACAATATTATTTTCAAAATAATCTTTTTGTGTTTCTAAATATTCTAAAGTAGTCCTTGAAATTCTATCATTACTTGATCCACCTTCAGCCAATTGGATATGATGCCAATTAAAATGTTCAGCAATTTTATTAGCATAATTAAATTTATTATTGTCTATTGTATGAATTGGTCCTTTAGGGGATGAAATTTCATCACCTGCGGTAAAACTACAACCATTTGAAATTAATATTTTTCTTTTATCCATTTTGCAATTTGATTTCCATAATTTTCATAAGCTTCAGGATAAAAATGTCCTGTATTATCTTCTTCAAATCCTTTTTGTTTTAAATTATTCATCATACAAGAAAACGGTTCAAACCAATTACTTTGATCAAATTCTTTAAAAATAGGATAATTTGTTGGTTCAAAATCCACAGCCCAAGCAAAACCATATTTTATATTATTTTGTTTAAAGTAACTTTCTAATAAAAGAAATTGTTTCATTTGACGATTCATTTGAAACACCCAATCATGAGAATATTCATAATAATTTTCTACATAATTATAAATTTTTTTAACTTTTTCTTTATTGTAAAATTTATTAATTCTTTTTTTAAAATTATTCATCATACGGTAAATGTATAAATTCTTTTGATAATATTCAATAGGTAAATCATTTGTATTTTCTATTAAATAATCAATTTCTTCGTCTTGATGCCATGTTAATTCAAATCGATCAAAAGTTGGGATAACTATAAAAACAAAACAATCTTTGTTTTTATTTTCAAGTAACCAATCCATAGTAGTTCTTAAAATTCGATCATTACTTCCAGAACTTTTTGCTAAATTAACAAAATTACAATTTAATTGTTTTTTAATTGTATGTCCAAAAGCATATTGTTTATAATTATTTTCAGCCCAAAATAAACTTTGACCGGCTGTAAAACTACAACCATTTGTTACTAAAATCATTAAAATACCTTAACAGCTAAACAATTAGGACCAAAATCCATATTTTTATTTGTAAATTCTGAAACTCGTACAAATCCAACTTTTTCATAAATTGGCAATGATGTAATTCTAGGTAAAGTCCAAGCAAATTTATGATTTTGTTTTGCATAAATCAACATTTCATTTAATATTTTTTTGGCTATACCTTTATTTCTAAAATTTTCTTTTACATAAAGGCCACGAAAACAAAAACCATTATTAGTTGCAGTAAATCCGCTATTGCCTGCAACTAACTGTTTTTCATGATAATATCCCCAAAAAACAGGTTCGGCTTTTTTTTGTTCTAAATCATAATCGAATAATGAAGTTAAAGAACTTACTTTACGTAAATGGTTTTCAGTATTAGGCCATAATTCTTGCCAAAGTGGTTGTATTTGTTCGTGTGTAATAATTTTTAGCATAAAATATTTAAAGATTAATAACAGTAGAATAATCTTTTAAATTAGATAAATCTTTATTAATAAATCCAACTTTTGTTTTATCTATTTTTAACATTTTAAAAGGTTGTACTGTTCCTTCATGTGCAATATGTGCTTCTGCATTAATTATTTTTAATTTTGCATTATCAGATAATCTTTTTACAAGTATTTTTCCTGTTTTGGCCCAATAATTATAATCGCCATCTTTAACTTTTTTTAAAGTATTTGGTGAAATATGTTTATTGGCTAAATTTAATATTTCAGATTTTAAATTATAGTCATTTTTAACTAAATCATAATTTATTAAGTCACTATTATAACCACGATCATTTAAGTAAAAAGATAATAAACAGCCTATTGAATCTTCGTCTGGTGTAACATCTAATAATTCTGATCCTTTTATTATAAAAACAAAACCAAATTGTCCATAATTTTTATTAGATGGATTATCTGAAATTATTCGATCAAAAATTTTTTTATTTTCATTATAATCAACTTGAAGATGTTTAGAGCCAATAAAATCGCCATTTAATGCATATATAATTGCATATTTTAAATTTTCAGTTATGTAAATTTTACCTTTAATCGGTGCCATATTTTTATTTGTAACAATTTCTGGTGGGTTTATACCATTTTTAATAATGTTCAATGCATTATCTAAATTGCTGGTTCCATGATAATAAATTTTTGATTTAACAATATCATTTGGTAAGGTTTCGTTAAGTAAAGTCATAAATTATTTAAATATTTTATGCGCTTATTTGAACTAGAACAACGATTAAAAGAAAATAATATTGTTAATCAATACATTAATTATATTAAATCAGACATGCAAGAAACTCTTGATCGAAGATTTCAAATGATTGGATTACCAATGCGCGATAATACAATTTACACCGAAAAAGATTTTGTTGAAAATAAAAAATATTACAATTCTTTATTAAAAGAAATTCGTAAAGAAACCTTAATAAATTTAGATAAAGCAAAAAATTATATTAATAATTTAACTAAAATTTTAAACATAAAAAATGTTGAAATTGTTCCTTCTTATTTTATTGACAACAGAAAATATCCATATAAACAAGTCGATTACAATTCAATAAATTCATTTAAAGTAATATTAGGTAAAATGGATTTTATGTTATTTTACAATGAAGAAACAAATGCATACGAAATTGATGATATTTTAGAAGATGAAGAAGATTTTGATGATAATTCTTTTGAATATTTTAACTTAGTAAAAGCAATACAAAATCCAAATTTTTTAAAAGAACAAGATAAAATTATTATTGTTTATACCGCTCGTCCAAAAAAAGATAGAAATTTATATTTGAATGATAAAGTACCAAATGGAATTTATGTTACAACTAAATTATCAGAAGCAGAAGGTTATGCTATGGATTTTTCAGATCGTGATATTTATAAAATTTGGATTAAGAAAAAATATTTAGTAATAACGTTAAATGGTACACATAAAAATTATAAATTAATCAGTGATAGTAGTTTTGTACCAATTGAAAAAATTGAAATGTTAAATTAAAAAAGGGGAGAAATATTTCTCCCCTTTTTTATTATCTTTCAACCAATCATGAACATTTTCATAACTTTAATTGTTAATCATATGGCATGTCATTCTCCTTGTTGTTGTCTTGATGATCCCAATATAGAAAATTTTCTGATCTTTGTCAAGCAGTTTTTTAAATTTAATTTTTGTTAAGTTGCAGTTATAGGAATTGTCTTAATAATCTGAGGATTTCTGCGGTTCTCCATGAATAGAAAATTTATTTAAAATATGAAATTAAGGCAACTTTATGTTTATTTTATGTATTTTTCCATAATAATAATTTATCTTTTAAATTTTGTAAATTAATTTTATGTAATTTTTGTGCATGATGATAATTATACTCACAGATAGTTTTAGTTTTTAATATCAAGTTATTAAAATCATTACCATTCATAGAATTTAATTCTAATAATAGATCAATAGTTTTATCAAATCTTTCGGTAGGATTTTTTAGATTATCATAACTTTCATCCCAAATTGTTTCGAATGTTTTAAATCCGATATTCTTTAGATTTTGTAAAGCATTATAAGGGCCAAACAAAATAAAAGGTCTTTTTGATACTATTTCTCTAAAAGTTTTTTCTGTTACTGTTGAATAATAAACATTATAATTTGTTTCAAATATTAAAGTTAATTGTGTTAATTTCATTTTTTCTATTAAATCAATTGGTGTCATATTATAATATGTATCATTTGTTTTTACTGGTAATTTTATATAATTTTTAAAAATATTAGAATATTTTGAGTTTTCAAAATATCTTTCGTCATTGTTTGTTCTATTTGGGTCTTCATAAAAACTATGGTATAAATTATTTTGAAATAAATAACATAATTTAGCAAAAGAATTACGATGAGGGCGCGGTTTTCTGTTACTAGCTAAAAAACGTATATTAGCTTTAGAATTATCAACAATTAAATTATCTTTAATTGTTTTTTCTCCCCAAGAATTAAAATAATGTATATTAGTGAAAATATTTTCAGGATTTACATCAAGAACATAACAATTATTTGGTAACATAGTATAATCTTGTTTGGATGCGGTATCAGTATTATTGATAATATATTTTTTATTTGAATATAATTTTGTATAAATTAGAGTGTCAATATCCAACCAAATAAAATCAGCTTTATTTTCTTTTTCTAAAACATTTATTTCTGGCAATAAATAACTTATATGTTTTAATTTTACAATAAGATCGTGAGTGTCTTTATTAATAATTTTATTATGTATATCAAAAATATTAATCATTATATTATGCGTATTTTAAAAGCATTTCAACTTGGAAAACATTATCCTGATTTGGATGATTTTTAAGCCATTCGGTTACATTATTAAAGTAATTTTTATTATTCAACCAGAAAAAATTATAATCGTTTGAAACTAAAGCTGGTCCTTTTAGATAATTCATTTGAAGCCCTTTTTCGCACCAAAGTTTTATATTTTTTCTTGTATCAAAATAAGCAGGCATTTTTTCATCTGGCCTAGATATTTTTAAAAAAGGAATACTATCATAATTTTCCGTTATATATTTTTTATTATTCATGTAATAAATATAAGTCATTTAGTAATCCAATTAGATAGGTGTTTAAATGCGTTTAGAGGCATGTTTTAGAGGTTTAAAGATAATTTACGATATTATTTAAAGCACTTTTATTTTATTTATTTCTTCAAATCGTTTTGCGTCTTTTTCGTTGTTAACAATAGGTTCACCTTTAACATTTAGCGATGTATTTACCAACATTGGGCAACCTGTTTGTTTAAACCAATTTTTAAGTAATTCATAAAGATTTGGATTATTTTCTGGGTTTACGGTTTGCACTCTTGAAGTATTATCAATATGACAAATTGCAGGATAATCATTGGGTTGCTTGCATTTAACCACATATTGCATAAAAGGGCTTTCCTTTAAATTTGTATCAAAGCAATGATTAAAATAATCTTCTAAAATAACAGGAGCAAATGGGCGAAAATTTTGACGATTTTTCAATTGATTCAATTGATTTTGCATTTCTTTTCCTCTTGGATCAGCAAGGATACTTCTATTACCCAATGCCCTTGGTCCAAATTCTGCTTTTCCATTTGCAATACCAACAATTTTATTATTATGTAACTCATCTAATAATTCTTGCATTGGATAATCTTTATCGATTTTATGTCCTAAAAAAAGATTATCTAATTTAAATTTTTGTTTGTTAAAAGCAGCAATTGCTCCTATTGCATTTCCTGAATCACCTGGATTACCAAAAACATGAAAATTATTTACATCTGGTAAATTAGCTAATTTTGAATTTAGCACACAATTTAAAGCAACACCACCAGCAAAAACAATATTTCTACAATTATATTTTTTAATTTTTGCTTTTATATAATCAACGATAAAGCTTTCTAAAATTGATTGAACAGTTGCAGCAAAATTAAAATAGTCTTCTTTTCTTAGATTTATTTTTATTCCACGATGGGGATTAAATTTTAATTTTAGTTTTGGATTTTGGGGACTCCAATGTTCAATAAAATCTCGGTGAATTCTTTTTTCTAATAAATTTTTATTACCATAAGCAGCCATTCCCATAAAGATATATTCATCTTCATTTGGTTTAAGCCCTACAGCTTGCGTACAAGCGCTGTAGAACAATCCTAATGAGTTTGGGTAGGGTATCATCTCTAAAAGCTCAAGACCCTGTTCTGAGCCTTTATAAAGCGATTGTGATTGGTTTTCACCAATAGCATCAAATACTACAATTAAGGCATCTTTAAAATTAGACGAATAAAAACCTGCTGCTGCGTGTGAATGATGATGATTTTCTGTTTGATATTTTGTTTCTAAGTTTAAGTTTTTCCAAGGATTATATTCTAATAAATGTTTCCAATTACCAGATCGCAAAATTCTCAATCGTTTTTTCCAAGGTGTTTCATGAAGTATTATATTTTTTGGTTGTCCATAAACCAATGCTTCTTTAATAATATCTTCATTAAGATAATGATCATTTTTAATTCTTGAATATCGTTCTGCTTGTGCAGCAAAAACAATTTCTCCATTATAAGAAACTGCTAAACTAGCGTCATGATTACTATTTGTAATCCCCCAAATTATTTCACTCATTTAAAATCCTTTAAACTTCAGTTAATATTTTACCTTCTAATGATTTAAACAAATTTTCTAATAATGTTGTAAATTTTAAACAATATTGTTCAATCATATTATCAAATGATTCATTTCCAGTTTTATTTGGTTGAATTTTACCAGTAATCAAATAAAGTGTTACTAATTCAGTATATAATTCACCACTTGTAATTAATTTTACAAATCCTATTGTTTTCCATGATTTAAAAGAAAATAAATTTTTATAAATTTCTTCATCTATACTATTATCATCAATAAAATTAAAAATTTTGTAATTAAGACTATTTTTATCAATAAAATTAAAATAAATTTCATTTTGATCAATCGCATGAGCAATTTTATGAGCTAATATCCAAGGAGTCATTGGTATTCTATTTTCAGGTGATAAATTTCCTTGACTTACAAACGTTATAACTCCCGGTTTGCCTTTTATTGAGTCGCTATAACGATCTTGATGATAAGCATCAATAATTTTATTGTCAGGTATAAAACTTCCTGTACTATAATTATCATCATCAAAACTAGCATCAAAATCTTTATGATAATCAAAAACTATGTCAAAAACAAAAGGTGTGTTTTTAAATGCATCTTTTAATCGTTTTTGATATTTTTCTGTTTGCAACATTTTAATTTCTGGTTTAGTAAAATTAGTTGCTGTATTTGGATTACCAATATGAGAAATATCTTCAATTGGCGTTTCTTTTATAAAATCTAAGTATTCTTTTAATAATTTATTCATAATGTAACCTTTAATATATAAACGGATCACGTTTTCTTAATTGACGATTTCTTAATTTTCTTTTAATAAATCTTTTTAATTTTAAGTATAAATCTTTAAACTTCATTTATAATTTTCCCTTTTAAATTAGTAAAAATATTTTCTAATTCTTTGGTGATTTCATTACAAATAATTAGTATGTCCTTATTATTTGTATTTGGAGTTAAATTACCTTTAATCAAGTAATATGCAATTAATTCAGAAATATATTCTCCATTGGCTAAAATATTTTCTAATTGGTTATCCCAAGTTTTGAAATTAAAAATATTAAATTCTTTAGAATCTCTAATTTCCCATTTTAAATTGAAAAACATTTGTTTCAAATTTTTATTTTTATTTTCAATTGCATGGCCGATTTTATGAGCTAAAATCCAAGGAGTTACAGGTAATTTTTGTGAAGGTGATAAATTACCTCTAAGAACAAATGTAATATTTTCTGTTGGTTTAATTAATTTATTATTAATTTTAAAATTACCAGTTGATTGATTTTGTTTTTGACGATAATTATCTGCATTTGTATGTGAATTTTCTTTTGATGCATCAAAATCTTTATTAAAAACAAAAACTATATCGAAAATAAAAGGCGTATTTTTAAATGCATTTCTTATTTTTTCTTGATAAGAAATATTTTGTAAATTTTCTATTTCTTTTCTTGTAAAATTAGTTGCAGTTGTTGGATTACCAACATGAGATATATCTTCAATCGGCGTTTCTTCAATAAATTCTAAGTATTCTTTTAATAATTTATTCATTAGACGTATCCTAATAATGTTTCACTAATTGCACTTTCTGCTGCATTTAATGTTGAATAAACATAACCAATTGTTTCAATAGAATTAGTTGGACCTTTTTCTCCTAACCCACCTACGCCGCCAGTTCCACCATTTATCCATTCAATTTTTTGTGTATTTGTTTCAATTAATACTCTAGCCATTACACGTTTTACTGCATCAATACCAAATAATTCATCACCTAAATTATTTTCATCTAAGGTTCTAACCCAAGTTGGTACAATTATTTGTAATTTAAAAATTGTAGCGGGTAAAGCAGAAGTTGCATCAACTGGATCAACAAATGTTATTTTAGCGCCTAATGCATTTACATCATTACCTAATCTTGTCCAACGAAAATTAGCTCTTGATTTTCTCAATCCTAAAGTTCCAGCAGGCCAAGCAATATTTTCCAATGCAATTCTTTGTTGATATTTTAAATTATCGATAAATCCATCATTTGGTGCAGCACCACTTGCGCCTGCAATTTCAAATTCATAAAGTTCTTGTTTATTTTCATAAGTCATGTTAATATACCTTTGTTTTTAATTATTTAAAGGAATATTAATGAAAATAGTTTATGTACATGGTGCCAATGCAACACCATTAAGTTTTACGTATATTGCAAAAGAATTAAATTTAAGTTATGAATTTTTTACATATTCAACTAATGATCCAGTTATGGATAATGTAAAAAAATTAAAAGAAAGTTTAACTGAAGAAACCATTTTAATTTGTCATAGTTTAGGTGGAGTAATTGGTGTTTTAGCAGGAAATGATAATTTAAATGTTAAAAAAATTATTACAATGTGTTCTCCATTTGGCGGTAGTAATGCAGCCGATGTTTTTAAATGGTTTTCTGGTCATCAATTGTTTAAAGACATAAGCAAAAATTCTACACCAATGAACGAAATTCAAAAAATAACAAACACAGATAAAATTTTAAATATTTGTTCTGTTCATTCACGACCTTTATTTTCATTTAAAGAAAAAACTGATGGTGTTGTTACCTTAGCGTCTCAACAAAGTTTAAAATGTAAAAATGAAAAAATAATGGAAGGTAATCACTTTGAAGTTTTATTAAATCCAGATACCGTTAAAATAATTAAAGAATTCATTTTATGACATATGTTTATTATATCGATGGTGAAAAATTTACAACCGATGGTTACGATAATATTCCTTTTGATAATATTTCTTCACCCGATGAAGAAACACCTGCTTATGAAGATTTATCTGATGGATTTAAAGCGTGGTGTTTAAAAGGAAGAATTTTACATCGATTAACTGGACCTGCATATATTTTGAGAAATGGAATAGAACAATATTTTTTAAATGGAAAAGATTACGATAACGTTCATGATTGGATTAAAGATCATCCAAATCCCGATTTGTACTTTAACGCCATTGGAATTTTTACTGAAACTGATAAAGTTTTGTGGTTTTTACAAAATTAATCATTGACAATAAATAGAAAATTTTCTATTATCAATTCATCAAGACGGAAACGTCGCAACCGAACAAGGAGAAAAATTATGAATCAAACATTTAAAGTTTTAATCATTAAGGATATTAACAATCGTTTTGATACCTCAAAACATATTGGTTATGAATCTAATCATATTCCATATATCAATGAAAAAATTGTATTAGATCGATATAGCAATATTAGTAAAATTTATATTGTCACTGATGTTATTTTTTCACCGCAAATCAACGCATTTTATGTAGATGTTCGTAAATTGTAATCATGAAAAAGGGGAGAATTAATTCTCCCCTTTCTATCTAGGATTATCATTAAATCCATTATCCCAAGTAATATTTTGTCCTAAACGATTTCCTATTTGGCTTGTTTGTGGTCGATTATTATTCATTAAACCATATCCGTTTGAATTTAAAGTGATTCCTGAATTATTTCTATTAATATTATTTGTTGGAGAATTATTTTGTGTTAATGCAGCCCCAACAAGCATACTAGCAATTGTTGATGTTGCATTTTTATTTGTTGATCCATTCGATTTAACACCAGTTGCACCAGTTGCAACATCAAATAGTTGTCCTGATATTGCACCAGTTAATCCGCGTTGTGAACCTAAAACTGCACCAGCTAAATCATTAGCAACGTTTCCAGTTCTTCCAACACCTGATACCGCCGCACCAATTTGTGGTCCTAATATTGCGCCCGCAATACTTCCAGGCAATCCTCTTGTTGTTCCACTTAAAGCAGCAGAATAAACCCCACCTAAAATAGAATTTTGTACTTGAGAATTAGATAATATTTTAGTTGCCCCACCAATAATACCACTACCAAAATCAAATCCACCAAAATTACTTAAAGAACCACCACCATTACTTCTATTAAAAATATTTGAACCAATCGAACTTTGATTTGATAATCTTGTACCAAATATTGTTTCTTCGGTTGAAGGTAAACGATTTCCAGGTGCCATTCCAGGTTGATAAGGCCCGTATCCAAATCCTTCTCCTGGCACAACACCAAAGGGATCAATTGATTCTTCGCTACTGCCATCAAAAATTGGATAATTAAACAATGCAGCTAAATCAGAAGTTAATGGAACTGGAATTCCATTATTACTTTTATAAGTCGCTTCATAATCAACTGTACAACGAATAGTTGCAGGATCACCCATATTGGTAACATCTAAATCGTCTGGTTGCCATGTTGTTATTTTTGGATTTATTAAATCAGTTCGAATATATTTTCCACCAAATAATTGAAAAATTTCAATTACTGTAAAAAAATTTTGACTTGAATTGTTTGTAGGATCATTTCCTGGTCTTGGTTGATAACCAAATCCCCCGCCATTATTTGAAAATTGTGGCATAGTTACATCATAATTCCATCCGGCACGATTTTGGCGCATATCGCCAATATACCAATTAGAGTATTCACTCCACATTGATTGTGCCGCCCCATCAGATGTATCATAAAAACTCATATTAACTGGTCCATATTTTACACCAGTTGTTATAAGTCTTTTTTTATTATATTGATTTAATTCTTTTGTTTCGATACTTTCAGTCGGACGATCAACTGTTCTTACAGCTAATGTTAATCCTCTAGCCCAACGAGAATCACCTTGAAAATCCCCACGAACAAATCTTACATAAAATAAGAATTTTAAATGAGGACTTCCAAGTTGTATTCCTTGATTACCAGTTAAAGTTTGAGTATTATAACCAAAAACTTGATGCGCTTGTGGCGCGCTACTTGAAATTATTGGATTACCAAATTCATCATAACGCGCCATTTAATTAACCAATCATATTACCAGGAATTAATTGTGGTAATACTGGCATCAATCCACCACTTAATGTAGCATTGTCATAACGAACGGTCAAACTAATGGTTGAAGGATCATCAGCAGAATAATCCCAATCACCATAATCACTATTCGTTAAAAAACAACCTTCAAGAAACCATTGTTCTAAAACACCATCGCCACCATCCAATGATTCAATATAAGTTTGAAACTTATAATTTTGTGCGGATAAAGGAGTAGTTTGTGTAAAATGATTTTTTTGTTTTTGACGTTGATGACCAACAATTCGTTGAACAACGTTTGTAACATCATCACGCAAAACCATTGTAATAGAATCAAATTTATTTTTACCACCATAATATGCAATGCTATTATAGCTGTGAACTTCTTGCTCTGCTTGATTTTCTTTTGGTTTTGTACAAGTCATAACATTTTGTGTTAATTCTAAACCACCAGCAATTGCTCCAAAATTAACAACTCTAACACGAAATCGCCACTTTGGTTTTGGCATTAAAATACCGCCACGGTCAGCAGCAACACCATAATTCATTAATGTAGCCATTTAATTACCTCTTAAATAAACCATTATAAGAATATTTAGAGAAAATTTAAAAAATTTTTTCATTGACAATAAATTTTTTTCTTATTATACTTTAATTTTAAACAGGAGAGTTAAGATGATTGTTATTACTGCACAAGAAGCATTAAATTATAAAAATATTCGTGAAAATAATATTTCACAACAATTTGAATTTAATAAAGAAATTTGGGTAAAACTTTTTAAAGAACGAATTAATCGAAAAATTTCAATTCATTATTCTTCAGGAAATAATGACAAATTAGTTTTTACTATTAGTGATTTGGGATTTATTCAAACTGATCCTAAATTTTCTGAGTTGTTAATTTCAGTTTTAGAAACTGTAAAAAATGATTATGAAAATGCAGGCTGGAAAATCACAGCCGAAATTTTAGTTGATAAATTTATGAAAAAAGTCCAATTTGAATTGGATATTCAATGAGTTATATTTATTACTTTGATGGTAAAAAACACATAACAAAAAATGTTAATGAAATTCCCATTTATGAAATTTCCTCTCCTGATGATAAAACACCAGCTTATGAAAATTTAACAACAGGTGAAAAAGTTTGGTGTTTAAAAGGCGATTTTTGGCATCGATTAACTGGTCCAGCAAGAATTTATCCTAATGGAAGAGAAACCTTTTGGTTAAATGATAAACTATATGAAAATATTCAAGAATGGCTTAAAGAACACCCAAATCCTGATCTTTATTTTCATAATATTGGAGTTTTTACTGAAACCGATAAAATTATTTGGTACTTACAGAATTAAAAAGGGGGAGAATCAATTCTCCCCCTTTTTTCTTAACGAATGGTTACAACCGCGTCGCCAACTTTAATTTCGCTCACTGCAACGGGCAGCAATTCATAAAAACCTGCACCGAAGAACTTCAGAACAAATTTACCCTTTTGAACCGATGTAACGCCAAGGGCGTTCAAAATTTCGCGTGAAACATTTACTGTTGTTTCAGTAAAGCTTTCGCTCACTTCGCGGCGCTTAATAACAGATTGAAAATCGGTCTTAACTTGCGATTGCAGCGGGCGAACTTTAAGGTTAATTGCATTTTGGCGCTTGCGCTCAAGGGCATCGAAACGAAGTGCACGAGCAGCAGTAAGGTTCAGCAGTTCAACAGCGGTTGCATTAAAACGAAGTTCCATAATTCATTCTCCTTGTTCAGTTGCGACGTTTCCGTCTTGATGAATTGATAATAGAAAATTTTCCGGTTCTTGTCAAGCACTTTTTTAAATTTAATTTTTGTTAAGTTGCAGTTGTAGGAACTCATTTAAAATAACTAGGCAAACTACGGCTCTCCATGAATAGAAAATTTATTGGAAATATCAAATTATGTGTATTTTAACAACATTTCCACCTGAAAGGTATTTGTTTGATTTGGGTGATCTTTCAGCCAATCATTCACATTTTTATATCGTATGCCATTTAAATAATAGAATTGTGTATTATTTTCCCAAATAACAGCAGGCCCGTTTAAACGATGACGGGATATATCCTTTTAAACACCAAAGTTTATATCCACTCAATAAATTTTCAAAAGCAGGGGTTTCATCATTAGGCGATGAAATATCATATTGAATAATTTGTATATCAATTGAATCTATTATATATTTTTCGCCATCAATATAATAAATTTTAGTCATCTTCTTTCTTTCAAATAGGTGTTTAATCGCGTTTTAAGATAGGTTACAAAGGTTTTAACTTGATTTAGGTATTTGGGTAGGTAATTAAGCCAAGGTGTTTTAAATCGCTTTAAAACTAATTTTGTAAAAACCATAAAACTCTTTCCGTTTCATTCAAACCAATTGCATCAAAATAAAGATCGGGATTTGGATGATCTTTTAACCAAGCATGAATATTTTCATATAGTTTATCATTTAACCAAAATTCATCTCTTCCGTTAAAACAAATTCTTGCTGGTCCTGTTAATCGATGCCAGCGCCATCCTTTTTCACACCAAAGTTTTTGACCTGTTTCTAAAACTTCATAAGCAGGTGTATTTTCATCAGGAGAGGAAATTTCAGAAACAAGGATTGCGTCATAACTATCCGTTATAAATTTCTCACCATCAACGTAATAAATATATCTCATTAAATTTTCTTTCCAAATAATCTCTATCATTAATCATATGAATATTTTCTAAATTATAATCTTTAAGCGCTTGTTGTGCGCCTTGTAAGCAATATTCAGAATAATCTTGAAATGAATAAACAAAACCACTCCAAACATTTAATCGTTCTTGTTGTTGAAATAAAAATTTATCAAATTGTTCTTTTGTTTTTATCCAAGAAAAAAACTGTAATTCTTTCCAGCTTTCATTTAATAAACAATTAATCCAGTATTTTATTTTAGTAGTTTCACGATAAGCACTTCTCCAAGTAGAAAAGGCATCAACATTAAATCGATTTTCACTGGCAATAATATCCAATGGTTTTGTATTCCAACTTGTAGTCATATCCAAATATTTTTCTGGTATTTTTGTTTCTTTAACTAAATTAGTTGGGAATAATTTAATTCCGCCCCAACCATATGTTAATCCATTTACAGGATTAAAGCTACGAAAAACTTGAACATAATTTTCATCACCTTTTGTATCAAATATATTTTCTCTTACATAACAATCAGCATCAACAACAAAGAAAAATTTTGTTCTTGCTTGATTGGCACAGTAGTTATGTGCTTGCCAAATACCTTTTATGTTTTCAATTTTTTTAACAATTGGAACAAATTGTTTTAATTGATTTAAATTTGTTTCATTATGATCTTTATAAGAAAGATAAAAAACATCATACATTTTCAAACCAACTTTCTACTTCAGAATAATTATTGATAAATTGTGAATAATCTTCTGCATTAATTGTTTGAATTGGATAATTGTTTTGTTTTTTATTATTAAATTCAATAAAATCTTGATAATCGATTGTAAGTTGTTTAAAATTAAAATTAAAATTCTTATAAAGAACAAATTCAATAAATTCTTTTATTGGTGTTGATTTAACAATTATTGTATTATGTAATTTTAATAAATCATGATCGAAATCGATAGGAACAATAAGTGAATGTTGATTTTGTTGACCACTATTTTCAAGTGCCCACGTTTTCCAATTTGTAATTTTACGATGATATTTTTCTTTATTAATCGTTTTAGGGAATTTTTCTTTGTTTATTTCTGTGATTAATTTTAAACAATTATTTTCAAAATTATAAATTTTTCTAAAATCATCTTGATTATTTTCATTTAATTCCCAATTAGAAAAATAATCCATTAAATCTGTATTGAATAATTTTTGTGTAGATAAAAAATTATTTGTTAGGTAGAAATTTATTTTCATTTAAGTATTTTCCTATTTCTTTTATTATAGGATTATTTAAAAATTCTGGATGTTGTTTTAAAATATTTTCTGTTTGTTTTTTTAACTGAGATTTTTTAACCATTCTAGTTCCTTTTCCTCATACGGTGTTATCGTTTTATCTTCCATATTATGAAGTAAATCAACATTTACATTTATTCTGTGATTTTTATAGATTTTTAAATTATCATAAAGTTTTTTTACATCTTTTAACATCCCTTGTTTAAGCATAATTCTTATTTCTAAAACTTCATTATTTTCTATTTTAGATAATTCTTCGGTTAATTTTAAAATATGATTTGAATCAGCAAATTCCATATGAACAGAAATTCCTATTGAAGAAATTTCAAATAGTTTTTTATAATAATCAACGGTTCTTGATCCATTTGTTTGAACGTGTAAAGCATCGCCTTTATTATATAAAAATTGTAAAAATGGTATTAAATCTTTATTTGTTGTTGGTTCACCACCAGTAAATGTCCATTTTATTCGTTCATCATAACGCCAATGGTCATTGATATTTTTTTCAGCCAATAATAAACTATCTAATGATTTATGAGTTTCAAAATTATTATGTACTGAACTTGGGCAATAACTACAATTGTAATTACATCTTCTGCCTAAATCCCAAGCAATTGTTTTTGCTTCTTTTGCAAAACTGTCCATAATCAATTGTGGGTTTTTTGTTTTATGATTATTTTTTAATTCTGGGAAATTTATAGATAAATCATCCCAATAACTTGTAACTTGAATTTCAGGTAAAAATGCTATTGATTTAACTTTTGGACAATTAAAATCAGCGCCACATGCACAAATTTCTTTTTTACAAACAGCCCAAGTTCCCCATTTTTCTTTTTGATCATCGAAGATCATTCCAGGTCGAAATACGTTTCCTAATGCACCATCTTGTTCACAAGTGCCGCGCCAAACATTACCATCAAAATCAATATAAAGATGACGTAATCCAGCAGTACAATACCAATTTTTTAATTTATTTAATTGTTGACTATGAATTTTATCTCCATGAATATCTTCATAATCGCCATTTACATCTACAAATAAAGTCATAGATAATCCTTTAATTCTTTGAATACATTTTCAATTTTGGTATTTCTCAGTTGATCTAATGCATTAATGTATTTTTTTAATTTTTCAAAATGCTTTGCTGGTTGTGAATTCATTATACTAAAAATAGAATCATATTTTTCAAAATAATTATCTGGATAATTTTTTATTTTATTTTGAAATTTTTCAGTAATTTCTTTTTTTAAAGTTTCTGGTAAGTTGCTAACATGCAAATATTCTGGATGATTAACGCAACTTGGGTGAGCAAAAATTTGAAATTTATTTGAAATTTGATTTCTTTTATTGAAGTTTTGGTTTTCAACCCAATCAATAAAATCAATAATTCCATGAATATTTAACGCATGAACAGAGTAGTTAAATTTTAAAATAACATTATCTGGTAATTGATCGAATTGTTTTATATTATTTTCTATTTGATTCCATTTACTAGGAAATCTTACATATTCCGCTAATTCTTCAATACCATCTAAACTAACACAAAGTTCAACGGTTTTAAATTCTTTCCAAATATTAGTTAATTTTTTATTGAATACAGTTGCATTTGTATGATAACGAATATAAATATTTTTTGCTGCGTCTTCTCTAACACATTCTTCCAAGAAAGAAACATGGTGATCGATTAATAATGGTTCACCACCACCTAAAATAATTTCTTGAATATCAGGAATCATAAATCGCATTGTTTCCCAAAATTCTTCTTTTTTATACCAATCGAATAAATCAACTTGGATATTTCTTTTGTATTTCCATTCTGCTTTTAATTCTTCATCATCTAAAGTTTCAGCTAAATGTTCAGCTAATTTTAACCATCTTGAAGATTCTCTTGGTTGACACATAATGCATTGTAAATTACAGGTATTTGAAAGTCTTAAATCTATTGTTATTGGACAATCAGGAATACCACCATCTGAATTTGTCGAATCAATTCTTTCTTGAAAATTTTCTTTTAAACGTTCTTCCCACAATTTGTTTTCTACAACTCTATGACTGCGGTATCCAAATTCTTCTTCTCGATAACATCTATTACATTCTTGAACTTTTTCGCCTTTTAATTTTTTCAATCTGACATTTTTTAAATAATCAGAATTCCAATAATCATCTAAGGAAGTTGTATTAAGATTATGTGGTGAAGGTTCACTTAAACAACAAAGTTGTGTTGTACCATCAGTAAGGGTTGCTGCGTGTATCCAAGGAAGGATGCAGAAAGTTTTTGAATTATTTTGCATACTGTATTTAATTTTGTAATAAGTATAATATTTCTTCCGTACCATTTAAAGGTTTAGTTATAAAATGTGTACTATCATCAATATAAATGTTATTATCGGTACTAAAATAAATAGTTTTATTTTTAACAGAAATCCAATCATATGAATAAAATTGTCTAGTTTCAAATGTATTTGGATTAAATTGTTTTACATGTAATAATGTATTTTCTAAATATATTGGTGTTTTTTGAATTTCAGAATAATCGGAAATTTCACATCGAACATCAATTAAAAGTTGTATATTATCGATCATTATCATTGTATTGACTACAACAATATTATATTCACTATGATGAGGATTAATATATAAAAGCTGACCAACATTAAAAAATAAACTAATATTTGTTTTAATAAAAAATTCTTTTATTTCAGGATAATTATCTAAATCATCATAAAAATCTTTAATATTTTTATCACTAATATAAACTTTATAAAAAGTTTTATTTAAATGTTGAAATGGTTCTACAGTAATAAATTGTTTAAAATACATATCTCATTCCTTAATTTTGTAACAAGTAA